CACCCCCTCCCTACATCGCGGCCCTCCTTGATATTTCTCCGGGGGAAGAATTCGGGAAAACAGGCTTAAACCGGCTTGTGGACCCTTTTATATTTCCTCCGGCTTTTTGTAGTGGTATGTAGGTTTCTATGACTGTCTTAGAGTCAAAACCTCCTTTATTTCTCCTTTCTGGGGTTATCTACACCCCTACATACCACTACAAAAAGCCGGAGAATCTGACAAGAAAGGAGTCGGAAACAGTTGAGAAGAGCAAAGACTACCAATGAATCTGGCTCGAAAAGGATGATTAGACCGGCTCTTACACCTGAAGCACGTGAAAATCAATTGATTGAGCTGGCTATGGACCTGGTAGAGAAGCGAATCCTTGAGGGAACGGCCTCCAGCCAGGAGACTACCCACTTTTTAAAACTTGGCTCCCAGAAAGCACGGCTCGAGAAGGAAGCACTTGAGAAACAGATTGAGTTGATGGAAGCCAAGAAGAATAATCTTGCTGCTACAGCCCAGATGGGTGAGATGTACGAGGAAGCTATTAAGTCTATGAGACGGTATAGCGGCCAGGGAGAAGAAGATGCTTAGGACATACACAGAACTATGCAGATATTCTACCTTTGAGGAACGCTATGAGTACCTTAGGCTCGATGGTGAAGTCGGAGCGGACACATTTGGGTTTGACCGTTACCTGAACCAGATATTTTACCTGAGCGGAGAGTGGAAACAACTGCGAAACCGTGTGATTGTACGGGATGGCGGATGTGATCTTGGAATGGAAGGGCATGAGATCAATGGATTTTGGAAGAATGGTAAATATGTTCGGCCTAAAATCCTGATCCACCACATGAACCCTATCTCCAAAGAGGATATCCTGAAGCGAAGCGAGTTGCTTTTGAATCCTGAGTATTTGATCACTACGATTACACGGACACACAATGCTATACATTATGGGGACGCGGATCTTTTACCGAAAGGCCCCGTTACGAGGGCACCGAATGATACCTGCCCCTGGAAACGAGGTTGAGTATGGAAAGTATCCTGAATACCATCAAGAAGAAGCTGGGAATCGCTGAGGACTATGACGTGTTTGATACTGACATCATTGTAGACATCAACTCCGTCTTTTCAATCCTGACCCAGCTGGGGGTAGGGCCAACGACTGGTTTCTCAATCAACGATGCTTCGGAGACTTGGGATATGTTTATCACTGATGACCCGAGGCTGAACGATGTGAAGACCTACATGTACATGAAAGTACGGCTGCTCTTTGATCCGCCTACCAGCAGCGCAGCTATTGCCTCGATGGAAAAGCTGATCTCTGAGTTTGAGTGGCGGTTGAACGTGGCAGCAGAGACCTGTGATTGCAGCTGACGAGGTTTTATGTGGAAGTATAATTATGTTTCCTGCGGAGAGGATTATCTCGCTCATCATGGCATTAAAGGGCAGAAGTGGCATGTCCGCCGAACTAAAGAAGAACTTTCGCATGACCGTGAGTCTATAGCTGCTCGAATCAACAACGTCCTGCGCAAAGGTTTTAAAACTTTTAACGGCATAGAGATAAAGAAATTGTCTGAGCATGCTTTGGATCGAACTCAGGACAAAACCCGTTTGGTTACAGTCAAAGAGATAATGGATGCCTTGTCAAAGCCATTAAATCGTGATACTATGTCATTAAAGCATGACTGTCAGGGTCGTAGTAGCTATCGTTTTATTGGAAAAGATTCTACAGTATCGGTTAATCCAGAAACTGGAGTTATAATTACATGCTGGCGAACAGGCCGGAAAGATCGGAAGAAATACGGAATCGAAGAGTAAGGAGGCGTTTATGATTTACATGGGTAAACTAACCCCCAAAGAAGTCCAATTCCTTAAAGAGATTGGAGTCAGTGGCGATTTGATGAATCTTACTCCTGAATCTGACGAGTGGCTTAAGATCGAAGAAAAAGTCGCCGATGAATTGGAGTATCGAGGCCTGAACGATGATTATTCATATAATGACATTGGCTCACTTTGTATGGATATTCTGAACAAAATTCCAATTGAACGATAAGTAGAAAAATCCCCACCTAAGAATTCGCATCGATTTTAGGTGGGGATTTTTTCGTTGTGAGGTGATATCTAAATGTGGAACTATGAATGTGTAAACTCTGGTGAAGACTATTTAGCCCACCATGGCATTCTTGGAATGAAATGGGGCGTCCGAAGATACCAGAATAGTAATGGCACTCTGACTGCCGCTGGCAAGAAGAGATACAGTGTGAGTGAGAGTGCCTATGGTGAAAACCCTTTGAATTATTCCAAAAGAAAGAACACTAAGATCTATGGCTCTGATCCATTGACTGGATCTTCCAAAAGTAAAAGAAATGTATCTGACATGACTGACGATGAACTTTTGCGGGATAATAAGCGACATGCTCTTGAATCCCAGTATAAAAAGAACCATCCTCAGCCAAAGAGTAAACTTCAGAAAGAAAAAGAGGCTGTTGATTCTGCTCAAAGAGCTACTCAGCAGATGCGAGATTTTAATCGGACTATTCGGAATAGTCGAAAGCAGAGCGGAAGAGATTTGTCCAAAATGTCCGATGACGATTTGCGAAAGGTTATCAATCGGAAAAATCTTGAACGGCAGTATCGTGATCTTGTATACGAACCTGATAAGATCGATAGAGGTCAGGCCAAGCTCGATGAGATTCTAAGTTATGGTGGCGCGGCCCTTGGTGTTGCATCCTCGGCTCTTTCTATCGCACTAGCTATTCGTGAGCTTAAGAAAAGTTAATCAAGCTTGCCGTAACCGAAGACTTTAATAGCTTTGTTAGCGATAACTCTTGTCCCTGCAAAATCAAAAGCGCCACCGACCACACCTCCAACGAGAGGAACAAGTTTAGTCAAGTTTACTATGCCTTTTGTTCCTGCTCTGGTTATAAACCGAAATCCTACTTTTTGGTTGATTTTTGTAAGTAATGAGCCAGGAATTTTCTTTACAAAGCTCAATGTTAGTTTATTGCCGAATTGTACTCCAGCATCTCTACATATTTTTGACATGGAGGTGCCAGTAAGGCATAGATAAACAAGAGTCCTGACACTATCGTCTAAGGGGTCAAAGCCGTACATTACAGCAATTGTACCAATCATTCTTATTTGCATGTACCATACACTTACGAGGTTTGCAGGAAGTGCAACTGGGAGTGTTATTAGACCACCAAGGCTTGTAAGGAAACCGGAGGTCGTGCACATAGCAATCTGGTTATTGATCATTGTTTTTACTGCAATTTCAGTATTAGGATACCGATTGAGATACTCTGCGGCAAGATCAACACAGTTTTTGCTTCTAGCAAGTCCGTTTACGGCTTCATTATAGCATTTATCTAGGATCTCCATAACTTGATCCTGTGTAAGTTCTGGCATTTTCATGGCGGTACCTCCATTTACCTTAATTATACCAGAACTCGACAAAAATACAACTGAAGAAATCGATAAAGGAGAAATTATGGCACTCTCTAATACTGCCGTACCGAGATACTACGGCCAGTTTCGGGAGGCCGTAATCCGGGGTGAAATACCGATTAGCCGAGAAGTGGAGCTGGAGATGCACCGGATCGATGATCTGATTGCTAATCCGGGCATCTATTACGATGATAAAAAAGTTGAAGGCTGGATCTCTTTTTGCGAGAACGAGTTAGTCTTGACTGACGGTTCTGATTTGCATCTGCTGGATACCTTTAAGTTATGGGGTGAGCAGGTGTTTGGCTGGTACTACTTTATTGAGCGAAGTGTGTACGAGCCGAATGAGGACGGCCATGGCGGCCACTTTGTAAACAAGAGAATTAAGAAGCGACTGATTACCAAGCAGTACCTTATCGTTGGACGAGGTGCTGCTAAATCTTTGTATGCCTCTTGTATGCAAGCCTACTTCCTGACTGTGGATACTGCAACTACCTTACAGATTGCTACTGCACCGACTATGCGCCAGGCGGATGAAACACTTTCGCCGATCCGAACAGCTATCACCAGATCCAGAGGGCCTTTGTTCAAGTTTTTGACTGAAGGATCTTTACAGAACACAACTGGTTCCCGGATGAACCGAGTGAAGCTGACCCCGACCAAGAAGGGTATTGAAGATTTCCTGACTGGGTCCCTGTTGGAGATCCGGCCCATGGTTATCGATAAGTTGCAGGGCTTGCGCGTGAAGTGTGCTACGGTGGACGAGTGGCTTTCCGGTGACATTCGGGAAGATCCCATTGGCGCTATTGAGCAGTCGGCCAGTAAGGAGCAGGGTGGAGCCTATAACAACGACTATCTTATCATTGCTACGAGCTCTGAGGGTACTGTACGAAACGGCAGCGGTGACACAATCAAAATGGAGCTTATGAAGATCCTGAAAGGCGATTATGTCAACCCGCATGTTTCGATTTGGTGGTACAAGCTGGACTCTGTAGACGAGGTAGCTGACCCCAACACCTGGCTGAAAGCAAATCCGAACCTTGGCAAAACTGTTACCTACGAGACTTATCAGCTGGAAGTAGAACGCGCTGAACAGAACCCGGCGGTTCGCAATGATACCTTAGCAAAGAGATTCGGTTTACCCATGGAGGGTTATACCTACTACTTTACCTACGAGGAAACGCTGCCACATCGGCACAGGGAATACTGGAAGATGCCATGTGCTTTGGGTGCAGACCTTAGCCAGGGCGACGACTTCTGTGCGTTTACCTTCTTGTTCCCGCTTTCCAACGGGTGCTTTGGTGTTAAGACGAGGAACTACATAACCTCGTTGACATTGATGAAGCTCCCGGCGGCTATGCGGCAGCTGTATGACCGGTTTATGGCCGAAGGCAGCCTTGTGGTTATGGACGGCACGGTTTTGGATATGATGCAGGTTTATGACGATTTGGATGCTCACATTACCCAGTATGAATACGATGTTCGGGCTCTTGGCTTTGACCCATACAACGCAAAAGAGTTCGTGGCTCGATGGGAAAACGAGAATGGGCCTTTTGGCATCGAGAAGGTTATCCAGGGCGCCAAGACAGAATCCGTACCTTTGGGCGAGCTGAAGAAGTTGGCAGGGGAGAGAATGCTTCTGTTTGATGAGGAGCTTATGACTTTTGCCATGGGAAACTGCATTACGTTGGAAGATACCAACGGCAATCGAAAACTATTTAAGAAACGCTATGAGGAAAAGATCGATGCTGTAGCAGCCATGATGGATGCTTATGTGGCATACAAGATCAACCGCGAACAGTTTGATTGAGGTTAAACAATGGAAGAAAATTACTCTTTTGGCTCCAGGGTGAAACGCGCCTGGAATGCGTTCTTGATTCGAGATCCCCCGGTTTATCGCGGCGGTGAGGTTAGTTTTGGCTACCGACCTGACCGTGTACGGTTTACGAGAGGTAATGAGCGAACGATCGTGACCTCAGTTATAAACCGTATCGGCATTGACTGTGCTGCAATCAAAATGGTTCATGCCCGGATGGATGAGGATGACCGTTTCCTGAAAGAAATTGACAGCGGGTTAAACAACTGCCTGAATGTGGAAGCGAACATTGACCAAACCGGCCGTGCCTTCATCCAAGATATGGTGATGAGCCTGATGGACGAGGGCTGCATCGCGATTGTGCCAGTGGATACTACTTCCAGCCCGCTTATGACCAATGGATATGACATTCAGAGCTTGCGAGTTGGCAAGGTGATCGAATGGTATCCCAATCGGGTACGAATTCGGCTTTACAATGACCAGACCGGGCGGCAGGAAGAAGTTACTCTGCCCAAAAGCATTGTTGGCATTGTGGAGAACCCGCTGTTTGCGGTAATGAATGAGCCTAACTCGACGATGCAGCGCCTGATCCGTAAGTTGGCCCTTTTGGATGTTGTGGACGAGCAGACAAGCTCCGGTAAGCTTGATCTGATTATCCAGCTGCCCTATGTCATCAAGACCGAGGCCCGAAGGAAACAGGCTGAAGAACGGCGAAAGCTTGTGGAAGATCAGCTGGCAGGGTCCAAATACGGCATTGCTTACACTGATGGCACCGAGCGCATTACTCAGCTGAACCGAAGCCTTGATAATAACCTGATGAAGCAGATCGAGTATTTGCAGAATCTGCTTTGGAGCCAGTTGGGCATTACGCAGGCTGTTATGGATGGAACGGCTGATGATAAGACGATGCTGAACTATTACAATCGGACGATCGAACCGATCGTATCCGCTATTGTGTTGGAGATGCGGCGAAAGTTCCTGACTAAGACTGCCAGGAGCCAACATCAGTCAATTGTGTTCTTTAACGATCCGTTTAAGCTGGTGCCAGTGGCCCAGTTGGCTGATGTGGTCGATAAGTTCCGCCGCAATGAGATCCTGAGTTCGAACGAACTGCGACAGATTGTAGGTTATCGCCCGAATGAGGACCCGGAATCGGATAAACTGACCAACCCCAACATCAGTCAGAGCAAGGAACAGCTTACCGATAATAAACCGATCGTTCCTAAGGAGGAGAATCAAAATGGCTAAGCGTAATTACGATTGCCGTGGCTGGGCTACCAAGTTTGGCGTGCTTTGTGGCGACGGTAGAACGATTATGCCAGGTGCATTCCGAGAGCAGGACGGCCAGGAAGTGCCACTTGTATGGAACCACCAGCATAACGATGCCAAGAATGTTCTGGGCCATGCCCTTTTGAAGGCAGAGCCCGAGGGTATGAGGGCTTATGTGACTTTTAACGATACTGACCAAGGACGTAATGCGAAGGCTCTTGTGAAGAACCGTGACATTACGTCCTTTTCCATTTGGGCGAATGGGCTGCAGTACGCCGGCGATAAAAGCAGAGGCAATGTGGCCCATGGCATTATCCGAGAATTGAGCCTGGTGCTGGCCGGTGCTAACCCAGAGGCCCATATCGACGAAGTGCTTGCCCATGGCGAGGCCAGTATTGATGAGGGCGTTATCTATAACAATGCCGGTGATATGGAATACGACTCCGGAGAGTTCGATGACACCCTTGAACATTCCGACGATAAAAAGGAGGAGCCTGAGATGGCCGAAGAAACTAAGAAACCCGAATCTGAACAGAATGGTAAGACTGTTCAGGAAGTAATTGACAGCATGACCGAGGAACAGAAAAAGGTTCTGTATGCTATGGTCGGTCTGGCTGCAGATAAGGAATCCGGCGATGGTGCCAAAGAAGAACCCGCTAATGAGGAGGATAAAATCATGAAGCATAACGTTTTTGACAAAGATACCGAGCGTACCGAGGATGTTCTGTCCCACGACGCTATGACCACCATCATCAATGATGCCAAGAAGGGCCGCCTGACTCTGAAAGAGGCTACTGAGGATTATCTGGAGCATTCCGAGGGTGATTATGGCATCAAGCAGATCGACCAGCTGTTCCCGAACTACAAGGAGCTGAATACTCCACCGAAGTTCATCGATCGTGACCAGAGCTGGGTCAGTGTTGTGATGAACGGTGTTAAGCACGTTCCTTTCAGCCGTGTTAAGACCAGCTTTGCTGATATTACCGCTGATGAAGCCCGTGCCAAAGGTTACACCAAGGGCAAAAAGAAGATCGAGGAAGTCTTTACCCTGCTGAAGCGTACCACTGACCCCCAGACTGTTTATAAAAAGCAGAAGTTCGACCGTGATGATATTCTTGACATCACAGATTTCGATGTTGTTGCTTGGGTCAAGGGCGAGATGCGCGGTAAGCTGAACGAGGAACTTGCCCGTGCTTTCCTGATTGGCGATGGCCGCTCCAGCGCTGCTGATGACAAGATTCAGGAAACTCATATTCGCCCGATTTGGACGGATGATGATCTGTTCACTGTGAAGCGTGAAATTACCGTCGGCGCTACCGAGGGCGAGACCGCCAGCAACCTGATCGATGATACCATCCGCGCCCGTAAGGAGTATAAGGGTTCCGGCAACCCGACCCTGTTTACCAGTGAGGACGTGCTGGCCGAGATGCTGCTGCTGAAGGACAAGAATGGAGTTCGTCTCTACAAGAGTGTTGATGAGCTGGCCACCGCTATGCGTGTTGCTAAGATTGTTACCATTCCTCAGTTCGAGAACCTGACCCGTGAGACTTCTGCCGATTCCAAGAAGGATACGTACACTCTGAAGGCCATCATGGTCAACCTGGTTGACTATACTGTTGGCGCTGACAAGGGCGGTGCCGTGTCCATGTTTGATGACTTTGACATCGACTACAACCAGGAGAAGTATCTGATTGAGACCCGCTGCTCCGGTGCCCTGACCGTGCCCAAGTCGGCTATCGTTTTTGAGACTAAGGTGACCAGCGGTATTGGCGGCTGATCATAAGTTAGGTATAACTAATTGCAAAGAGGGATTCTCATGGCTAAATTTTACGGAAACATCGGATACTGTAAGCTGACTGAGACCGCGCCAGGTGTACATACCGAGGAGATTACAGTTCGGCCTTATTATGGCGATTTTATCCGGAATACACGGAGACTCCAGGGGACGGAGCACCTGAACGACGATCTCATCATCAGCAGTCAGCTGAGCATTGTATCTGACCCGTATGCCCGTGAGAATTACTTTGCAATGCGGTATGCTGAATTCAATGGGGCAAAGTGGAAGATCACCGAGGTCGAGGTACAGTATCCACGACTGATCCTGACGTTGGGAGGTCTTTACAATGGGAACGAGACTTGAGCTCCACCATGATTTGTGTGAGGTTTTGGGCTGCCCGGAAACCGGAAAGGATTGCAGGGTGTATTTTCAGCCTACGGTGAATACCCAGCTAAAGTATCCATGCATCCTTTACGAGTTGAGTACAGCCGATACCAAATTTGCGGACAATGCCCCGTACCGATGGACAAAACGCTATCAGGTCACTGTGATTGATAAGAACCCGGATACGAAAATTCCGGAACTCATCGCACAGTGGCCGCTTTGTTTGTTTGACCGTTTTTACACGGCTGACAACCTAAACCATTATGTATTAAACCTTTATTACTAAAGGAGGACAATCAAAATGGCAGCTATTACCTGGGATGATACTGGCAAGCGCTTTTACGAAACTGGCGTTGACCATGGTGTCCTGTACCCGTATAACACTACCTCTGGCAAATACACCCCTGGCGTGGCCTGGAATGGCCTGACCTCGGTCTCCGAGAGCCCCTCCGGCGCAGACGAGACCGCCCTGTACGCCGACAACATCAAGTATGGTTCCATGCGTGCGGCTGAGGACCATGGTGGCACCATCGAGGCTTACACCTATCCCGATGAGTGGAACGAGTGTGACGGCCGTGTGCAGATCGCCAAGGGCGCTTATGCCAGCCAGCAGAGTCGCAAGATGTTTGGCCTGTCTTACCGCACCAAGATCGGCAACGATGTCAGTGATGAGGCTGGCTATAAGTTGCATCTGGTGTATGGCGCCACGGCTTCCCCCGCGGAGATGAGCCATGAGACCATCAATGACAGCCCTGACGCTGCGACTATGAGCTGGGATTACACCACCAACCCGGTTGCCGTTGCCGGCCATAAGCCGACTGCACACATCGTGATCGACAGCCGCACCGCGGACAAGAGCAAACTGGCTCAGTTGGAGGCCAAGCTGTACGGCGGCGACACCGACCAGCCTGAACTGCCGCTGCCTGCCGAGGTTCTGACTCTGCTGGGCGAAGCCAGCGCATAATTATGATCTTTGAAAGGAGAAAATGACCATGCTTAAGAAAACCATTACCTATACCGATTACGACGGCCTGGAGCGTACCGAAGAGTTCCGTTTTAATCTGACCAAGGCTGAACTTGTCGATATGGAACTTACGACCGCTGGTACCTTCAGCGAGACGATGAAACGCATTATCGCAGAAAAGGACATCATTCGTATTGCCAAACTGTTCAAGGAGCTGCTCCTGAAGAGCTATGGCGTGAAAAGCGATGATGGCAAGCGTTTTGTCAAGAGCCAGGAACTGAGTGAGGCTTTTAGCCAGACTGAAGCCTACAGCGATCTTTACATTGAACTTTTGAGCAATCCCGAAGAGGCTGCCAAGTTCTTTGCTGAGGTTGCGCCGAAGATGGAAGAAGTTAGTGCAGTTCCGGCAGGCAATGTAACGGTTTTGCCTAAAGCATAAGGCATAAGGAGAGATAAGGAATGCTTGAGATTACGGTAGCCCCGAGAGAGTATTACGACGAGGCGAATAACCAGTTTATTACGGTACCGGAGCAGAAACTTGTGCTTGAGCATTCCCTTATCTCCCTTTCTAAGTGGGAATCAAAATGGCACAAAGTCTTTTTAAGTGATGAGGCTCATACCAAAGAGCAGCAGATCGATTATATCCGCTGTATGACGGTGAACAAGGCTGTAAACCCTATGGCCTATTATGGACTTACCAATAAGCAGCTGGCAGAAATCGATGCGTATATCGAGGACCCTATGACAGCCACCTGGTTTGCGGATGAGAAGCGAACGGGGAAGAAAAAAGTTATTACTAACGAAGTGATCTATTCCTGGATGGTTGATTTGGGTGTTCCGGTAGAGTTTGAGCGCTGGCATTTAAACCGGCTGATTACTTTAATTCGGGTTTTAAACAAGAGCCATGAACCGAAGAAAAAGATGAGCAAAAAAGCTACCTTTGATAGATATGCAGAGCTGAATGCTAAGCGCCGGGCAAAGACCGGTACCAAAGGATGATTCCCTTTTAGAAGGAGAGATAAGAATGAGACTTGCAGGCGGTATTACCAACGGGCGAGTACGAGTCCGTTACAATTATGCAAGATATGGTTATACCCGTGGCGGAGGAAAGATCTGGCACGGCGGTATTGACCTGGAACTTTTGGATGGCAAAGAGTATTTCGCCCCTTATTACAAAGACGGCACGAAAGTGCAGTTTAAAGTTACAAGAGCCAGAATTGTGACTGACAAATCCAATAGGACCTGGGAGTGGGGGTACTATATTTGCCTGGAAGTGCAGAATCCCCCGAAGGGCAGCCGGACGAGGTATATCTACCTGTGCCATAATGCAAAGCTGCTTGTTAAGGCCGGAGATATTGTTGAGTCCGGCGATGCAATTGCGGTTATGGGTAATACCGGCAACGCTGCATTGGCTGACCCGCCGTATGAACATGTGCACTTTGAGTGCCGAGTAACTGCATTGGGCAGCGGCATTGATCCGACTGAATATTGTGGGTGCCCGAATGAGGTTGGAACCTATGGAGAGGAGCCTGAAACTATGAGTGATCAGATCACGATTGATGTCTCTAAATGGCAGAAGGTGATTGAGTGGGATAGAGTCCCTTATAAAGCGTTTATTCGCATTGGGTACCGTGGGTACGGTGATGCCGGTACGTTGGTAACTGATGAATATTTTGAGCGAAATATTTCTGGAGCTTTGGCAAACAATAAGTTGGCAGGGTTCTATTTCTTCAGTCAGGCCAAGAATGCTGCGGAAGGCAAGGTCGAGGCCGAGTATGCTGTAAAGGTTCTGAATGGGCGTTGCAAAGGCCTTCCTATATTTTTTGATACTGAACCTTCGAATGAGCCTAACCATAACGGACGTGCCGATCATATTACTAAAGCCGCACGAACTGCCGCTGCTAAGGCTTTTTGCGACCGAATCAAAGAGCTTGGATATATGCCTGGTGTTTATACCTATACCACCTACGCATACGCCAATGTTTACTATGCAGATCTTGTGAATAAGAATGGGTATCTTGGTTGGTTGGCAGATGTCAGAACCAACTATGATAAGAGCTTACCTCGTCATATTCATCAGTATACGCAGGCAAATGTCCCTGGTATCACCAGCGGTGAGGTTGACATGAACCGAATCGTCAAGCCTTGGGGCACAGATACTGCTCCTGCCGAACCTGCCAAACCGACGACCCCTACGATGCAGAAGATCATGATTGGACCCGTAAGCAACGGTGATGCCATGAAATTTTACAATTTGGCAAAAGAGCTGAAGCTGACAGACATGGGGCTGTATAAGGCTGAGTACGTGTAAGGAGAATCAAAATGGCCATTGTTTTTAAGCATAAGGGTGACTTTAAAAAGACAAAGCGTTTTTTAAAGCGCATGTCCGAAGAGGAATACCTGAAATGCCTGGATAAGTATGGCCGGAAAGGGGTAGAGGCACTGGCCCTGGCTACCCCGAGAGACAGCGGTAAAACTGCTGAGAGTTGGGACTACCGGATCAACCGGGATAAAGACGGTGTAAAGATCACCTGGACCAACAGCAATGTGAATAAAGGCGTGAATATTGCGATTATCCTGCAATATGGTCACGGGACAAGGAATGGCGGATATGTCGTGGGCAGAGATTACATCAACCCGGCTATCCGCCCTATTTTTGACCAAATGGCGGTTGAGGTTTGGGGAGAGGTGACAAAGGAATGAGTTCGTCTATTGACCAGCGCATTGTTGAGATGCAGTTTGACAATGCACAGTTTGAGAAAGGTATCTCTACAAGCCTTAAAAGTATCGACAATTTGGAAAAAGGGCTGAAGCTGGATGGAGCCAGTAAAGGCCTTGAAAGTGTATCAAAAGCGGCTAATTCAATGGATTTCAGCGGACTTCAGGGTGGTATTTACGCTGTTCAACAGAAGTTCAGTGCCCTGGAAGTAATTGGCATTACTGCTTTACAGCGAATTACGAATGCCGCTATTTCCACCGGTGAATCCCTTGTTAAGTCGTTGTCCATTGACCAGATTTCGGCAGGATTTGAGAAATTTGGCAGTAAGACGTCATCTGTGGCAACTCTGGTTGCACAGGGCAATGAACTTGAGCGTGTGAATGAGCAGCTTGATCGACTTAACTGGTTTACAGATGAAACCTCCTATAGCTTCACCGATATGGTGGCAAACATTGCGAAGTTTACGGCATCGGGTAAGGGACTGGAAGAATCTGTAACGGCTATGGAGGGCATTGCCAACTGGGCTGCTCTTTCCGGCCAGAATGCAACTACTGCCAGCCGCGCAATGTACCAGCTTTCTCAGGCAATGGGCGCTGGTATCATGCGAAAAGAGGACTATAAGTCGATTCAAAATGCCAGTATGGATACCGACGAGTTCCGACAGAAATGCCTTGATGCTGGTGTTGCTCTTGGTAAGCTAAAGAAAAATGCCGACGATACCTATACATCTCTTGTAAATAATAAAGGTTCTTTTACAAAATCCCAATTCGCAGAGCACTTGACAGACGACGCATGGTTTACTTCGGACGTTATGATGTCTGTTTTTCAGACTTATTCAAGTGCCGTTGACCAAATTTACGATTATGCTGACGAGAAAGGCATTACTGCATCTCAGGCAATTTCTGAACTTGGTGATACAGTTGATTCCTTTGGCTTGAAAGCATTTAAAGCCGCTCAGGAAGCACGGACCTGGGGCGATGCAGTTGATTCTGTAAAAGATGCTGTATCTACCGGTTGGATGAATACCTTTGAGTTAATCTTTGGCAACCAGGAAGAGGCCACTCAGCTTTGGACTGATTTGGCAAATGCCATGTATGAAGTGTTTGCTGGCGGTGCTGAAGCTCGGAACGAGATGCTTAAAGAGTGGAAAGAGTCTGGAGGTCGAGATGATCTTATTCAGTCTTTCTGGAATATTTGGGATGCTGTATCTAAAGTGAGTTCGTCTATCAAAGAAGCTTTTGGCGAGATTTTTGCGCCAATGACATCCGGGAAGTTGCTCTCGATGACCGAGAACCTCAAGAATTTTACAGAATCTTTAATCATGAGTGATGACACCGCCAACAAATTGAAGCGGACTTTTAAAGGTGTGTTTGCTGTTTTCGACATTTTTAAGAAAGTTCTTGGAACTGTTGGTGATGCCATTGCTAAACTTTTAGATTCCGACGGACTGAAAGATTTTGGAAATACGCTTTTGGATTCGGCTGCATCTCTTGGCGATTTCCTAGTCTCGTTAAATGAGAGCTTTTCGACAGATGGAATTACTGGTATGTTCGATAAAATCGTTACTGGGATTTCTGATCTGTTCTCTGGTGTACTTAATAGTGCCGGAGGGTTTAGCGGAGCATTCGGTACAATTGGCTCGAGCATTTCTTCGGTTCTCGGTTTTATCTGGAATTCCTTTAAGACTGTATTTTCTTGGCTGAAAGAGAATATTTCGCTAAAGGGTATCCTTGGTACCGTTGCAGCCGCATTTAGTGCTTTGACAGGTAAGGAGCTCTTTGATGCAGCCAGCGGAATCTCTGGTTTTATCGAAAAATTGACTGGAGCTGGCAAAAAATCCGGATCTCTGAAAGCTAAAATTTCTGAGCTCTTTGAAAGCCTTCACGATAGCTTACAGGCATTGACAACAAGCATTAAAGTGACGTCGCTTGTTGGTATTGCCGGGGCAATTGGAGTTCTTACTGCTTCACTGAATACGCTCTCACAACTTGATGTGGGGTCAGCACTAAAGGGTATTAGTGCCATGGCCGCCATGTTCAAAATGTTGACGAAAAGCCTTGACAGTATTACAAAGACTCTTTCAAAAAATGGGTCTAAGGGTTTAATGAAGGCCTCTTTCAGCCTTATCCTGATTGCTGAATCTATGAAAGTCCTGGCATTGGCTATGGCCAAATTTGGCAGTCTTTCCCTTGCCGAACTCGCTAAAGGACTTATTGGTGTTGGCGGTGGTCTGGCGATTTTCTGTGTTGGACTCAAAGCACTTAACGGAGTGAAAATTTCGCTTACCACAAGCATTAGTCTTTTAGCAGTTGCAGAGAGCTGCAAAATCCTTGGAGATGCCATGGGTGAATTTTCTGGGCTCTCCTGGGAAGAAATTGGTCGTTCTCTTGTTGCTATGGGCGGTGCTCTTGGTGAATTGGTTGTTGTGCTTGGGATTCTTAATAAAGTGAGCGGCCTTGGTTCTTTGGCTGGCAGCGTATCAACACTGATTATCGTTCAGTCTTTGTCCGGGCTTGCTGACGGTCTTAGCAAATTTGGTGGACTTAGCTGGGATGAAATCGGATATGGTCTTGCCGGAATGGGTGGGGCTTTGGCCGAAGTCTCTGCTGCTTTGGTAGCCGTTTCTAAATTGGCAGGATTTAGTTCATTGTTTGCGGCTGGTTCAATCACTATCGTAATCAGTGGACTTGATGAACTTGCCGATGCCCTTACAAAATTTGGGTTTATGTCTTGGGAAGCTATTGTTCACGGCCTCATTGCTATGGGTGGTGCACTTGCCGAAGTGGCAGGATTTACAGGCGCTCTTGGTAAGATTGCTGGATTCAGTGGTTTGCTTGGAGCGGGATCTATTCGGCTTACAATTACTGGACTTAGTTATTTGGCAGATGCTCTTGAACAAATCGGAGGCCTTAGCTGGGATGAAATCAAACGAGGCCTGGCTGGAATGGGCGGTGCACTTGCTGAAGTGGCTGCTGTTACCGGCATCCATGGCTTGGTTTCTGGTTTGACTGGATTTTTAGGAAGTGGGTCATTACTTCTGGCGATTCAGGGGCTCAATGATTTGGCTGAAGCATTTAAAACATTTTCTACGATGTCTTGGGAAGATGTAAACAATGCTCTCACTGCAATGCTTGGTGCTATGGGCGCTACTGCTCTTGGCGGCTTGGCAAATACTTTCTCTGGACTTGGAGCCGCTTCGATTAAGGAAGTTGCCGATGGGCTTGGCCCCTTAGCTGAAGCAGTTAAGCAGTGGCAGGGAGTAAGTGTCGATGACAATCTCCCCGGTCAGTTATCTTCTCTCGCAACCGGAGTTAGCTCTTTCTGGGCTGCTGGTTGGGGTGCAGATGCTATCAATACTGTATCCTCTGGGCTTCGAACATTGGCCGAATCTGTAAATGAGTGGCAAAACGTAGAAGTTCCGGACAACATTGCTGATAACATGCTCGACCTTGCGAATGCGATCAGCACGTTCACGTTTTCTGGTTTTGGATCCTCTGCAATTTCTACAGTAGCAGCGCCTCTCGGCGAATTAGCCGCATCTGTGAATGCGTGGAACGACGTTACCATCAAGGATGATTTAGGAACACAACTTTCCAATTTGGCAACCGGAGTTAGCTCTTTCTGGGCTGCTGGTTGGGGTGCAGATGCTATCAATACTGTATCCTCTGGGCTTGGAACATTGGCCGAATCTGTTGGAAAATGGGAGTCTGTTTCCATTGACGATATGTTAGGAACGAAGCTGACGAGTCTTGCTACTGGTGTTGAAGCCTTTTCGTTTGTATTTCTTGCCGGATGGTCTATTGATCAGCTGGTTACGCCATTGTCTTCTTTAGCCGATTCTGTTTCAAAATGGAAAGGTGTATCTATTCCAGCAAAGATCGGAGAAAAACTAAAGGATCTTGCTTCAGGTATAAACGACTTTAGTTTATTGTTTCTTGCGGGTTGGTCTCTTGGGACTGTAACTGGCCCCCTGGGCGAGTTAGCGGACTCAATTAACAAATGGAACACCGTTACAATTCCTGATGATATTTCAACGAAACTTTCTAATCTTGCCGATGGACTTATGAAGTTCAGTGGCGTCGGAAATATTTCTCTTGCGGTATCGTCCATTGGGACTATTTCTGAGGAAGCAGTTAAATTGTCAGACGTTGATTTTTCTTCTATTTCAAGCGGACTTAACTCATTGACTGACGCCCTTACTACTCTCGGAAGTATTGACCTGTCTGCAGCAACCAACATGGGTGATATTACAACCGCTGTGTCCTCAATGATGCAGGCACTCTCAACTGCAATCCAGAACAGTGCTCCTACGATTAGTGAGTCTTTTGGCAGTGTGCTGACAACGGTTATCAATAATTCGGCAACTTATCAGAACCTATTTTATACGAACGGTCAGGCCCTTATGACGAAAATAGTCGAGGGCTTTGACTCTGGAAGTGGGACTTTAAGCGTCTCGGTTGCCAATACCCTTACGGCAGGTGCTTCGGCGATCTATGATCAGTATCAAAACTGGTACACCGCTGGTTCGTTCCTCGATATTGGTCTTGCCGCTGGTATTAGAGCTGGTGAATCAAATGTGATTACCGCGGCCACTGATGTTGCTACCAAAGCTCTCAAGGCTGCCAAAGACTCTTTACAAATCAACTCGCCTTCCAAGGTCACTTATGGCTTTGGGCGGTTCTTTGATTTGGGGCTTTCTAACGGTATCTATGACTATGCTGACAGGGTTCAGAAGGCTACCGAGGAGATCTCGAACCAGGCACTCTCTACTGCTCAGATCATTGCAGAAAACATTGCTGCTACGATGGATGAGGATTTCGAGTACGAGCCTACCATCCGGCCTGTTTTGGATATGGATGAGGTGGATAGTGGCCTTAATGCGTTTGATCGGAGTTTTGCTAACCGCAGCATGAACCTTGCATTGAGCATCAACCGTGTACGGAAGGCAGCCCCTGTGGATAAGTATGCTGAGAACGTGAATCCGAGCCAGAATCAAAATGGCGGGTCCAATACATACAACTTTAACCAGTATAACTACAGCCCGAAGGCGTTGAGCCGGATCGATTTGTACCGCCAGACGAACAACCAGTTTGCCATGATGAAGGAAAGAGGAAAAACATGATTAAATCCGTGAAGGTTACGAACTACATGGGCGAATCACTGACCATTCCTCTTATCTGGAATGGTGGGCCCTTTGAGATTGAGAAAATCGAAGGGCTTGGTCCGCCCAAAGCCACTGTCAATACGACCGAGATCGCCACGAATGACGGCTCGAAGTTTAATTCAGCCAGGGCGACCGAGCGCAATGTGGTTGTGTACCTGATTTTGCATGGAGCACCTACGATTGAGGATTCCCGGCAGCTGAGTTACAAGTATTTCCCTGTAAAGAAACCTTTGCAGCTTGAGATCGAGACCGATAACCGGCACTGCGTTGTGGAAGGATACCCAGAAAGCAATGAACCGAACATCTTTAGCGATAGTGAAGACACACAGGTCAGCATCGTTTGTCCGAATCCGTATTGGAAGTCGGCAGGCGATGATGGGATCCGGGAAGTTATCTTTCATGGCGTGGCGCCTAATTTCGAGTTTCCTTTCTCTAACGAATCACTGATTGAGGATAAGATCGAGTTTGGTATTATTGATCGGCGCAAAGAAAATGTTGTTTACTATGACGGTGATGCGGAGCAGGGAATTACTATCATCATTGAAGCAATCGGCACAGTGAAGAACCTTACAATTTACAACATAAGGACAAGAGAGAAAATGGCTATCAGCCACGATGAGCTTGTGAGCTTTACTGGTTCCGGCATTGTGAACGGCGATACAATTACGATTTCGACTGTGAAGGGTCACAAATCGATCGAGCTTTTGCGTGATGGTGTTACGACTAACATCTTGAACTGCATTGGCAAAGATGATGACTGGTTTATGCTGTCGAAAGGCGACAACATTTTCGGCTATACTGCTGATGAGGGCAGCGACTACTTGGATTTCAAAATAAACTATTCTTCTTTGTATGAGGGTATTTAAATGGAAGCACTGATTATGGACAAGGACTTTAAGTCAGTAGCTATAATTGACGACTATGAGTCTTTTATCTGGACTGACCGTTACACCGGCTACGGAGACTTTGAGCTTTATGCCCCTGTCAGTGCAGCATTTTTCAACTTTACCAAAGACGGGTATTATATTTGGAGCGCCGAATCTGAGCATCTTATGATTATCGAGAAGAACGATATTGAGAGCGATGCGGAGGATGGCAGCCACATTACTGTGACGGGTAGGAGCCTTGAGTCTATTTTAGACCGGCGTATTATCTGGACCCAGACTACCCTTAGTGGCAGCTTACAGGACGGGATCAGGAAACTTCTTACAGAAAATGTCATCCAGCCGAGTGATGAGAAGCGGAGGATCCCGAATTTTGTTTTTAAGGAAAGCACTGACGAAGCAATTACGAAGCTGACAGTAGATGCCCAGTATACAGGCGATAATCTCTACGATGCTATTAAATCTCTTTGCGAAACGAATGAACTCGGATTTAAGGTTATCTTAAACAGTGATCTTAAGTTCGAGTTTTCTTTGTATTTTGGAACGGACCGCTCTTACAATCAAAAGAAGCTTCCGTATGTAATCTTTAGCCCAAACTTTGAAAATCTGGTCAACTCGAACTACTACGAAAGTTCTGCGGAGCTTAAGAATGTAGCGTTGGTTGGCGGGGAAGGAGAGGGCTCAGACCGGAAATTCAAGAGTGTATACGGTAACGGTGTTGAGGAGTTTCCCAGTGGGATGGACAGGCGAGAGTTGTTTGTTGATGCCAGGGATTTGAGCACCAAGACGAGCGATAAGACTCTATCTGCCACCGAATACAATGCCCAGCTTGAACAGCGAGGCTACGATAAACTTGGGGAGAACACCCAGGCTACCGGGTTTGAGGGTGACATTGAGAATACTGAGATGTTCAGCTATGGAAAGGATTTCTTCGTCGGAGATATTGTACAGATTCAAAATGAGTACAAAATCAAGGCTACTACAAGAGTGGTTGAGGTTGTTATCTCGGATAGTTCCACGGGCACTACGATCGTGCCGACATTCTCGACCCCGACACTGACAAAAACTTAAAGGAGGCTGTACAATATGGCTTTTAGTTATGGCTTTTACAATAGCCTGAATGGAGATCGAAAGTACGACTCCGAAGATTTGAGCCGGATGTTTGATGGCATTATCTATGATGGTGTTATTGGCGCAGTTGGCGATACGTTTGCTGTAAAAGCCGGAACTGGGAATACTGTAAACGTATCGAGTGGGCGTGCTTGGTTCAATCATACTTGGACCTACAATGATGCACCGATGCCTATTAGCTGCGGATCTGCGGCTGTGCTTTTGGATCGCTATGATGCCATTGTGCTGGAAGTGAACGCTGCTTCTGATGTGCGTAAAAACAGTATTAAAGTTGTGACCGGAACCGAAGCATCAAACCCGGCGAAGCCCACGATGGAAAACACTGAGTTTGTGCACCAGTATCCGCTGGCTTATATTTTGCGCAAGGCCGGAGAGAGTGCTATTAGTCAGGGCAATATCGAGAACATGGTAGGTACCTCGGAATGTCCGTTATGCACCGGAGTGCTTAAGACCATGACTATGGACCAGATCCTGGCACAATGGGATGTACAGTTTAATACGTGGTTTGAATCCGCTAAAGGTACACTTTCCGGTGATGTGGCTGGAAATTTGATGGCTAAGATTGAAGCTGTTGAGGATAAGCTTGACCAAGATACATTGCTTCACATTACGACGGCCACCAACGCAGGAGCACACAACGCCATCTACCGGGGCAAATATCTGGGCGCGAGCGCTACGGCAACACAATATGCAGTGATTGCTGAGGGCACGTTCGATGATTTATACATCGGAGACTATTGGACTATCGGTGGTGTCAACTACCGTATTGCGGCGTTTGATTACTACCTGAACTGCGGCGACACGGCTTGTACTGCTCACCATGTCGTTATCGTGCCGGACACTTGCCTGTACACCGCACAGATGCACAATACCAGTTCTGGCGGTTACGAAGGTGGTTCGGCAAATACTACAGTTGGCGGTTATGTCGGCTCGGATATGTACAAGAGCAATCTCGAACGGGCTAAGACCATTATCAAGAGTGCGTTCAACGGTCATGTTCTCAATCATCGAGTCTTTCTTACGAATGCTGTTGCGAATGGTCGTGCTTCCAATGTCGCATGGTGCGATTCCGAAGTTGACCTTATGTGCGAGCAGATGGTCTACGGCAGTGGTATTTTTTTCCCTGTTTCTGATGGTAGCAATGTCCCGACTAACTTCCGTGTAGAGAAATCCCAGTTGCCGTTATTCCAGCACGAACAGAGCAGAATTTTTAATTATGAGATATGGTGGTTGAGAGACGTTATTTCCTCTTCCAATTTCGCCCTTATCGGCACCGGCGGTAATGCGGACCAATACGGCGCTTCCGATTCTCGTGGCGTTCGCCCTGCTTTTTGTATATTTTAAATCTGCGCTCCATAAGAAGGTTTATTAGCAAGTGAGTAAGCAACAGAAGTGATGTGGATACACTATACACAATTAACGGAGGTAACGAGATGTACACTATCACCCTTGCCAATGGCAAAAAGCTGACCGGGCTGGATATGAACGGCACGAACTATGTCAGCAAAGAAAAGGTGGATGAGGCTATCTTCAAGGACAATCTATCTACTATGAAGGTATCCGATGGAGAAACCGAGACTACCTACACCGATATGGTCTTCGTTCAGCAGATGGAATGGGCTGACGGCACTTTCTACCTCGCGTTCCGTGAGAAGACCAATGAAGAGAAGCTGGTAGCTGCCATCTCTGCCAATGCCAGCAGTGTGACCGATGTGCAGGTCGCGCTTGCGGAAGTCTACGAAATGATTTTGGGAGGTAACTAAACATGGCTAAAATTTACGTTGCACTGATTCGCAAGGGTCTCAAGACTATTGATGATGTACCCGAACAGATCCGAGAGAAAGTTGAAAAGCTGTTGGAGGAATAATCATGCTGTGGCGATAGGTGAGTGATATGGTGGCATTTTATGTATGTCAAATCAAACTTAACCGAATGGCCATTGACGATGCACCTGAAAAATGGCGAGAAGCAGTCCGAAAGTAGCTTGATACCTAAAAGGAGAAAACCATGAACAACATGATGCCCGGGGGTATGCCCCAAGGAAGTCAAAACAGCTTTATGCAACCGCAGCCTACGATGTATGGGCAAGGTTTTCCTGCTGTGCCCGGCGTCAGTGGGGTTCAGGCAGCGAGACCAAGGACGATTCCGGGCAGGATGATTTATTCACCTGATGAGATCATGCCGCAGGAAGTGCCGATGGATGGCAGCGTAAGTTTATTCCCGATGCACGACTGGAGTTGTGTGTATGGGAAGTGGTGGACCTCGAACGGGCAGATCCAGACGGTGAAGTTCGTTTTAGAGCAGCCGAAGAAACAAATTGACGAATCTTCTGTGAGTCTATCGGATATTTCGGAGAGGCTGAATAAAGTAGAGCGGTACCTTTTTAAGAATAAGCACAAGAATAACCGCCCCGCTGCACAGAATCAAAATGTGGTGGTGGAAGGGCCAAGGAGTGAAAATAATGGCTGAAAAGCTTGTACGATATTTAACTTTCCGATTATCTGACGAAGCGTTTCTGGCTAAAGAAACTCCTTTGGATTTCAAAGGGCTGATCTCCGGATCTAAGGGTTATCTGAAAGTAAAGGTTTTGGCAAGGGATAGTTTTTCGGACTATGCTGCAGCTGTAGTGTACACAGTAGGAGAGAAAACGTATCCTGTTCCGCTGAAAGACTGGCTTGCGGAAGTGCCAAATGCTGTTTCTGCAGCCAAACATTTTACCGTACGTGTGGTGCTGCAAAAGGATACGCAGCGAATCTTTACCAATGAAATCGAGGTGTATCAGAGTGGCAATTAGTTTGGACGAAGCCCTTGGGATGTCGTTGGCTGATGAAGCTGATGAAAGCATCCATGTCGACGTTAATACGAGACAAATCACGATCCCGGAGAGCCAGAAGCTGTTCGGTGTAGAAAGCGATGCCGATGTCGAAGTTAAGCACATTGTCATTGACGGACGGTATGCCGATGGCAATAGAGATTTGTCGAAGCTTGCGTGGCGAGTCGTCTATCGCAATGCAAAAAAGGGTCCGGCTACTATCTTATCCCCTCTGTTGTTGCCAATAAAAACAGCATTGAGATGGATTGGTTGATCAAACGAAGTGTTGTGGCATACAAAGGTACAGTTGATTTCATCCTCTGTGCCTTTGCAACAACTTCTTCTGGGGAAGTCACACCGGAATGGAACTCCACTCTGGGTCAGGGAATTGTTCTCAAGGGCCTAGAGACTTCTGCAATTGACATCGGCAAAGAGTCTGTGGATGAGCTTTCAAAAATCCTGTATGAAACTGTCACAGCAAAGGATGTAGCTGTAAGTGCTGCCAGTAATGCGACCGCAAACGCGGAAAACGCGGCGGCGAGTGCGAAAAAGGCACAGGACGTTGCCGACAGTCTGCCCGCAGATTACACGACAGCAGTAAATGAGATTGCTGCGTTAAAAACCAACAAGGCAGACAGAACCGAGCTGGACACCATGAAACAGCAGGTGGAGAACATCACGCCTGATAACAGCACCATTGGCGAAAAGCCGTGGAGCAGCAAGCACATCATTGACATGCTCTGCCCGCCGCTGGAAGAAAGCGGCAACCCTGTTGTGTGCTACCCTGTGGCGGGTTATGCGCTGGGGGTAAAGGCCAGCTGGGAGCCAGTGCAGGAAGGTAGCGGTGACCCATCACCTGACAATGTCCGCCCGATTAAGGGCAGGGACAGCGTGAAAGTCGAACGGTGCGGGGAGAATGTCATTGAGTTTTTAAGCATAAACGATCTCAATTCAGGCATTAAAATAGCAGTAGACGCAGAAAAAAATATCACGTTAAACGGAACAATTGCTGCAAAAAGCAATATCATTATTGGAGGGTGTCGGCTGCATTGGGTTGCGGGAAAAACCTACACTATGCACATCAAAAAGGTGGGCGGAAGCGTCTCTCTTGGAAGCGGTGATGGCATTACTTTTGCCTATTCGCTGTTCACAACGGATTATGAGCATTACTTCCGTGGTGATACAAACAGCACAAACATTGGTGCGTATATTGCAAGCAATGTTGCACTGGTAGAAACCGAGCTTGTTTTTATGCTGCAATGCTGGCGAGTGGGCACAGTATTCAACAACTTCAAATTCCAAATTGAAGTCGTTGAAGGCACCACTACTCCCACCACCTACACACCATACATCGGTCAGACCAACACCCTGACCCTGCCCGAAACCGTTTATGGCGGTGAGGTGGACGTGGTGACGGGTGAAGGAATAAAAAATTGGAAAAGAGTTGTGTTCGACGGGACGGAAAACTGGAATTCAAGACCGGCAAACTACATATCGTACAGTCTAGCTTTGCCAAGGCGTGCTCAAACAGGATTTTGTACACACTTCAAAAAGATATTATACGATGCTGTTCGACCAGATACTGGGACTGGTGAGACTGGCTGCTATCTTGAATTTTCTTCATCCGCAATATTTAACGTCACGTTTGAAAATGTGACTGACTGGAAAAATTACCTTGCCGCCCAATACGCTGCGGGGACACCTGTGTGTATTGTTTTTCAATATGCAAATGAGGTAAACGAACCATTCACCGCGACAGGCGCACAGCCCATCCCCGCGCTTGTGGGAGCGAATACCGTGCTGACCGATGCCGACAGCGCAACTGTGACGGGACGCGCAGACCCCATTAAACGGATCACCGATTTGGAAGCAGCGGTTGCTTCTATCAACTGAAAGGAGTAAAAAATGGCTATCAAGAGTAAAGCGCGGCACGATTTGACGCTGCGCAGTATCAAGCGGGAGATTGCAGCGGGACGCGACGTTGCGTTCTGGTTGGACAAGGCGTACACGCACTACGACAATGGCCTGCTGACCGAAGATGACATTGCCGAGGTGGAGACGCTGGCACAGGCGTATTATGATGCGCTGGATGGCGCAGAGGATGTGACGGAAGCTGAGGAAATTACTCAGTAAGGAGGCTAACTGAGGCATTATCTTACGAGATTTTTCCTTACAGTAGCCCCCCAGAAGAGTACCGCAATTTATTTGATTTGTCGGATACGGAAACTGATAAAGGTCCATCCGCTTAACCACTTTATTAAGAAAGAGAGGTAACACATTATGTTCGACCCTGCCAAATTTGCTATGCAGATGATCCAGAATAATCCCCAGGTAATGAATAACCCTATGGCTAAGCAGTATCTGGAGATTATTCAAAATGGGGACAGTGCAAAAGGGCAGGAAGTTGCAAATAATATTCTGAAGACCTATGGAATGACAAAAGACCAGGCGATGAGCCAGGCCTTTAAGTTCTTTGGCATCAGAAAGTAAGGACGTTGAAAATTAAGAGAAGTACAAATTCTAAGGATGTCTGAACGCAAAAGGAATCCATTCATTTGATTATAGGTCTTTGAGAAAGACCTATCAATGCGCGCAGATAGGTTGAGTAAGAAAGACTTATGATAGTCCGTTTCTTTTACTCTACATTCCTTATGAAGGAGGAAAATCTTATGTTTAATGCGAATATGCCCTCTCTTTCCGATATTGCTGCTGTGACCGGAAACGACCGTGATGGCGGTTGGGGCGGTAACGGCTGGTGGATCATCATTATCCTGCTTGCCATGTGGGGCGGCTTCGGCGGCTATGGCTGGGGTGCTAATGGTGGTTACGGCAACGGTGGTGGCTATGTTGCTACGGCTGCTACCCAGGCTGATATCCAGCGCGGTTTTGATACCCAGAACATCATCTCGAAGCTCGACGGCATCAATTACGGCATGTGCGATGGTTTTTATGCTGTGAACAACGGTATGCAGACCGGCTTCAACAGTGTGAATACTGCGATGCTCCAGGGCAACTTTGGGCTCCAGCAGGCCATCAATGCCAACAACGTTGCAGCCATGCAGAACACCAATGCTCTCCAGACCCAACTGTCCGATTGCTGCTGCCAGAACAAACAGGGTCAGGCCCAGATCCAGTACGATATGGCGACCAACACCTGCGCTATCACAAATGCAATCGCTCAGCAGACCCAGGCCATCATGCAGAATGATAATGCGAATTACCGCCAGCTGCATGATGAGATCGTTGCAAACCAGATTGCTGCTAAGGACGACACGATTGCTCAGCTTCGTTCTCGTCTGGCAGCGGCTGATCTGGCGGCTTCTCAGCAGGCTCAGAACGCCTATCTCGTCAACCAGCTTCGCCCGCCCGTAAACCCGGCCTATGTTGTGACTAACCCGTATGCCGGTACCGGGACCTTTCCGTGCCAGACTGCAGGATGCTGCGGCGTGAGTGCGTAAATTCAAAATGATACGAGGGAGGCTCGCTTCGGTGGGTCTCCCTTTATATTTTTGATAGGAGGGTAGCTTGATGATTAAGTTGACGAATACCACTGAGCAGACTGTTGCCACTGGAGCAGCACTTACTTTTAACTCGGTGCTTGCGAACACCAATTGCTCTACGTGCCATCGGAAAGGCACAGGAAGTGTGAAATTGAACCGCAGCGGTGCTTATATGGTCTCGTTCCATGCGAATGTGACCGGCGCTACTGCTGCAACACCTGTACAGCTCGCTTTGGCTCTGGGCGGGGATGTCATGCCGGAAACGACTATGATATTTACTCCTGAGACTGCGAATACTGTAGGGCAGGTGTCCATCTGTCTGCCGGTCTTTAACTCGTGCTGTGACTACGACCGCGTGACCGTTGTGAACACTGGGACTACGGACATTGTTATCTCTGCGAACCCCATGCTTGCTATCAGCAAGATGTGCGGTTGAGGAGGTGAGTAACGATGGCTGAGAACGAGAAGAATATGGATCTGTGCGAGCTGAAATGCACACTGATCGATGCACTCAAGACCCAGATGTCCGGCGGTGTCGGCAATGTCGATGCAGAAGAAGCCGGTGAGGTTGTCGATATGATCAAAGACTTTGCCCAGACTGATTATTACGAGGCGAAAGCCCACTATTATCGGACTGTGGAGAAGGCGATGGAAGAAGGTAAGTCCCGTGGCCGCTATGGCTATGTTCGCGGACTGGACCGTTATATGGACGACCGTGACGGTATGGAGATGCCCGAGTGGTGGGAGATGGATCACATGGCCGATACTGACCAGTTTGATCCTCGCCGCTACCGCATGGGGTACACGCCTAACCGTAAAATGATGGACGATAAAAATGAGAAGTTCGGAACCGCTTACCGTGAGTGGGATGTTTCGAGACGTCATTACCATGATTCCAACAAGAGTGAGGATAAAGAGGAAATGAATCGACATGCGAGGGAGCACATTGCGAATACACTTGAATCGATTCGGACTATCTGGTCGTCCTCTGATCCTGAGCTGAAGAAGCGGATGAAAGCCGACTTGACAGCGCTTGTTGGAGAGTTGACCGTCTAAAGGTCGTTAAAGATTTACGGTTATGAAGAGCTTTGTCATGAATGGATATTTGTGGCATATAGCTTTCGTAAACCCAGGCAGCGCCAAGCTCGTGGATAGGACTGGAACCAGCACACTTGCCACTACGGACCCTACCGTAATGAGGATTTATATTTCCGATGATTTGAGTGGGCAAGAGCTGGAGACGGTGCTAATTCACGAGCTTGGTCATGCTGCTTTGTTTTCTTACGGGCTTTTGCCTGATATTCACAAAGCTGTTAAACGACAGTATTGGATGGAAGCTGAAGAATGGGTGTGCAATTTCATAGCAGATTACGGGATGCGGATATTCAGTATCGCGTATGAAGTTATGGGAGAGGATGCCTGGATGTTTATACCTTACGAGCTGGATCGTTTAATCGCGTAAGGGAGGTGTTTAAGATGGACGAGTGGGCTAAAATGCTCATCACCGTCGTGTGCAGCGTTGTGGCATCCGGCGGGTTCTGGAGTTATCTCCAAGCTCGGCGTGAAAAGAAAGATGCCAAGACGAAGCTGCTCTTGGGCCTGGCACATGATAGGATCATGTCCTTAGCTGCTCTATATACCACCCGTGGGTATATTACCCAGGATGAGTATGAGAATTTCCACGATTATCTATATGTACCGTATCATGATAGTAATGGAAACGGGACGGGAACTAAAGCTATGGCAGAAGTAGAGCGGCTGCCAATGCACGAACACCCATTGCATAAAGAGGAGGTTTGATGTAAAATGAGTAACAAGACCTATGATATTTGCAAGTGGATTGCACAGTATCTGCTGCCGGCTCTGGCAACGCTGTACTTTGCAGTGGCCCAGATCTGGGGCCTGCCGTATGGTGAGCAGATTGTGGGTACGATCACCGCGATTGACACCTTCCTGGGTGTGCTGCTGGGGATCAGTACCGCCAATTATAACAAGCAGATCGGGGCAGAAAAAGGCGAGTAAATGTAGGTAGTTTGTACTTTATTCCTACATTTAGCCGAGAAAAGGACGCAGTTATGTCAGATGAAGTTTTTCACTTAATCGCATCATCTGATGTGGTTCGTTGTAATTAAGCGTCCTTACGATAGAATGTTAGTAGTGCATTGCGAGAAAAAGTAGTGGATAGTATGTTGTTCATACACTATTCCTATACTTCCTTTTCTCGATTACAACTAAGCACAACTAGCATTCTATTTTATTTTTATCCTATTTTTGAAATTTCTTCTTTTAGCCAATCTATATTTCGTTTTGTGTAAATTTCCTCTGTAATGTCATCGATTTTGTGACCTATAATTCTCTTGATGGCATACTCGTCAACTTTATATTTCTTCGCCATCGTAGCAAATTGAACTCGACCGTCATGGGGTTTGTGTTCCGGGTTAAGATCGAGTTGCTCTATGACTTGACGAAAGAGTTCAGCGTACCTTCTATACGTTAGCTTTGTCGTGTTCATTCTATGATTTGGTGATTCTGGCAGGTAGTTAAACAGGTACTCACTATTCTTGGCTAGAGCATCCTGATAATAGTATTGCACAAATTCCAGAATTTTGGGGTGGATCGGAATTACACGCATTTTACCAGCTTTTGTTTTCATTCCGCCAATGAAATACCCGTCATCCATATTAGCATTTTCTAAGAGGATGCTGCCGATTTCTTGTGGACGGAGGCCGGTGTAGCATTGAATAAGAAGAAATTCAATATTGGGAATTCTACCAACTGCGCCCCAAATAGTGTTCATCTCATCTTCGGTAAAGTCGATGTGATGATTCTCGGTTTCAAGGACTTCATCGAATTTAAAATTTCGTGCACAGTTCCTGTCAACTATTTCTTGCTCTACGGCATAATCGAGCATCAAAGAGAACAGACTTTTTATATAACTTTTCGTATTGGCGCTTGCGGTATGAGTGCCCGTCCGATTTGTTACTGTTCCCTCGTACATGCAGCCTTTTATGTGCCGAATTTTGAGTTCTCTTACTGGAAGATCATAAACTTCAGTACAGTATTTCCATGCACCAATATAGGTCCTGGGGGAAACAATCTTTTCATAATAAATTGCCGACCATCTCTCATACAACTCTTTTACAGTTATGTCTTTAGATAAATCAAATGGACTTTTGTTGTATTCGAGTAGTGCAGCATAAGCATCATTGTAAGTTTCAAAATAAGCTTCGGGTTTTAGTAGTTTGCAGATTGGACGGCCCTCTGGGGTCTTGCCAACTGTGACCATGGCTCGGAATGGTTTTCTTAGCGTCCTCCCTTTGAGTTCGGTTATCTGGCCGAATCCATTGGGCAGGCGCTTTCTTTTATTTTGGCGGGGTTTTCTTGGCTTTAGTGCTTCAGGCTTTAGTGGATATCCACAGTGAGGGCATGATAACGCTTTGTCACTCACTTGTAGTTCACATTCGGGGCATTTTATAAGCATTATATCACCTCCGTGCGTTATATTTTACTATAGATGTACAAATAAATCAATACTACATCTTGTGTCTGGCTATCAAATTCTATAAGTTCAGGACGTGGGTTACAAAATTCTATGCTAACTTACTAACTGCAAAAGCGCGGTACGACAGAATACATCGTACTAGTTAAGCTAAAATAGCAGTTGGAAGGAGCTGGTATATTATGGAATTCGGCATTGGCTCGGTGCCTGTTGTGAAGGTGGCCGAAATTTACGGAAAAGATGCCAACTGGGTGCGGGCAGGAATCATTGAAGGATGGCTGCCTATCGGAACCGCTACGAGAAACGGAAAAGAGATTACATCGATCAAGGACATGGACTCTAAGTACGGACGTATAAACTATTATATTTCTCCGAAGAAACTTTATGAGGAGACTGGCTACGTCTGGAAAGGGGCAAAGCATGGCAACTAAGATACGGTCAAAGCTATCAAAGAAGAATCGTTACTGGATACCACCAGAACGTTACTACGAACTCAAGCATTTCTGTTTACAGTATTCTGACTGGAAGCGTGAATACCTGGCAGTTGACCCGATGGCTCACGAGTTTGAGCAGGGGGAGAAACTATCCGCCACAAATAGGGTAGAGGATAGAACAGCCTTTTGCGCCGAGCGAAAGATCGAGTGCTCACAGAACATGATTTTAGTTGAAGAGTGCTGCGAGAAGGCAGATCCGGACCTTGCCCGTTATATTTTCAAGGCAGTCACTTCTAATCTAGGTTACACCTATCTTAAATCTAGGTTAGACATGCCATGCTCCAAAGATACCTACTATGACCGCTACCATAAATTCTTTTGGCATTTAAGCCACGCGCGAAAATGACATTGGGTATTATGGAGGTGATACTGAATGAAAGCAGTATTTGATGAAAGCAGTATGAAATGGACCGGCAATGCGGACTACGACATTATGTATCTTCGTGCAAAGCAAACGTATTTTACCGATGTTTTGCAGATGAGAGGGCATATATCCCTATGCGAGATCCTAGACGATACAGGAATCACATTGGATAAGCCGCTCTCACTTGCAGAGCTCTACGGTCATTTCTGGAGTTATGAAAAAGGAGACATGTTTGTAGATTTGGGCATTCCAAAGGAATACGACTGCAATACCAAATCATTTGAGCTTGACATCAATATCTAATCGGAATGGACGTCTGAAATATGGCGTCCTATTTTTCTTCCGCGAAAATCTCAGGTCCTTATATGAAAAGAGTGCAAAATACTCTGATATTTTAAGGAGGAACCATTTATGAAAATGACACCTGTTAAGGAAGTACCTGGAAAGACCGGTCACTATTGCAATTTGCAGGGGGTGCTCAAGGAGTTTATGGCTATGGACGCCAAAGTCGTGAGACTGGAAGTTGATGGGTATAAATCTTCTACTGTAGCAGCATCCTGCATCAGCGTAGCTATCAGAAGATCCGGATACCCAATCAAGTCATTTAAAAGAGGCGAATTTGTGTATCTGAGTAAAGTATCTTGAAAGGAGTAGGCTCCGTGGAAACACGGGGTCTTTTCTTTTTATATTTTCTAGGACGCAGGTTACGAAAGGAAGTGGTATTTTCATATCGTAAAATTCCCAGGGATGAAAATTTGAGAAAACTGTTTAAAGGAGAATTTACATGGATTGGTTTTATATTGCTGCTACGGCGATTCTTGCTCTGGCTTCTTATATTATTGGAAAATCGCACGGAATAAGCGAATTTCTTAGCGCCAACACAATCGGCAATCTTCGAGTGGATCGTTCTGATGAGGACGGTCCTTTGGTTTTTATGGAGGTGGATCCTGGGTTTCGGGATTTCGCTGAAATGGATGTTGTAATTCTAAAAGTAAAGCATGAGGATTTTATTCCGCGAAAATAACTGGGGCTATTATGGAACCATTTATTACTTTGAAAGGAGATTATTAAAATGGCAGATCAAAACAGCGAAATGCTGAACAAACGTATCGAGGAGACCCTCGGAAATTTGGAGACGCTGAAAGGAGAGGAACGTGCTCAGGCCGTGAAGGAGCTGGACACGCTGTACAAGCTCAGGATCGATGAAACGAAAAATGAGGTTGAAGCCCGCCAAAAGACATCTGAACATCAGGATCAGATGTTCCAGGCGCAGGCCGATCTTCATGAAAAGAGAATCGCTCTTATTTTGAATACAGCGGTGGACGTGGCAAAATTCGTGGGCCAGGTCGGCATGTATGGCATTCTCATTGTAGGCGGACTTAAGTTCGAGGAAACCGGTACGATCGGCTCGCAGTTCGTTAAGGACACGATCCGCAGTTGTACGAAATTCTTGAAGAAATGAGGTTCGAAAAAGAGCTTATGGAAACATAGGCTCTTTATTTTTATGTGAATATGAGATATTTTATTGAAAAGCCGAGTATTGTGACCTCGATGTTTGGAGAAGTTTATACTTGCAACCATCCTTTATATGATAAGTGCACCTTATATAAAATAGGAAATAAAGGTCTTGCTGTAGTTCAGCAGCGATTTGATGCCAATAGCAAATCAACATATTGGACGGAAATCGATAGCTGGCTCAATGATATTTTGTATCTTCGCCCAGGGTTCATAATTTTTTTCAATAAGTATGCTGGTGAGCCTAATGGAGGCTTATATCCAACCGTTACAGTTCGACAAATAATGTGGCAATTAAGGCTCAAACCGATAAAAAGAGAGCGTTGGGAAACAGTAATTGATCGGAAACTACTCTGATACGCAAAATTTGCATCTCCTTATATGGAAGAGATTCCAAAAAATTATGTAAAGGAGTTTTACTATGACAAGAAAGCAGATTGATGCAGCTCGTGAAAGGAGACTCTGGGCCACTCAAATTGTAGTGCCAATGGCAAGTGCAGCCGTGGCGGCATTGAGTATCCCGGAAGTACGCGAAACGGTTGCCGCTAAATGTTCTCAGGTTAAAGCAGAAATTCAATATAAGACTGAGAATCTCAAACAAAAATTCACAAAAAAGTGAGAGGAAGTACCTCGTGGAAACACGGGGTCTTTCTTTTTGTTACGCGAATTTTGCAAGTCCTTATATGGAGATAGATAGCTTATGAGTAAAAGCGCCCGGTATTTCGGGAGAACCAAGCTCGAACCTTGGTCTATTTCTTTTTGCTTTTATATTTGAAAGGAGAACCTAAAATGAATCTGAAATTCAACCGAAAAATTGTAAAGGAGATGGCAAGGAATGGACTTAAGTTTGTGGAAGATTGTTCACCTACTATTCTTACGGGACTGGTTGCAGCAGGAGTGCTCACGAGCGTTGGAATGGCTGTACGAGCTACCACCAAGGCACTTCCGCTCATCGAAGAAGAAAAAGTACGTCGTTGTAAAGAAGGGCTGGACGACCATTTAAAGCCTGCTGAGGTCGTAAAGGTTTGCTGGAAGTGCTATGTGCCGACCGTGAGTATGGCCGCGTTGACTGTGGCCTGCGCGATTGGGGCCAATAAGATCAACCTCCAGCGTAATGCTGCGCTTTCCTCTTTATATTCTGTAAGTTCTACGGCACTCAAGGAGTACGAGCAGAAGGTTATTGAGCAAGTCGGACCGGAGAAGAATGAAACAATCAAGAATGCTGCGGCAAAGGACCGTATGGAGAAAATTCAGATGGACGAGTCTGCGGCGCTTGGTGACGGCAATGTGTGGGTCTACGATACCTTTAGCGGACGAAAATGGCCGTGCAATATTGGTAAGATCAAGCAGATTGCCGGTGATCTTAACTGTGATATGGCGGTTAGCGGCGATTGGAAGAGCTTGAATGAATTCTATATGGAAATCGGCCTGGATGAAATCAAACCTGGCGATTCATTAGGGTTTGATGCTTCTAACATGATTGATCTGTGGTTCTCAGCCCAGTTGGATGATAACGGCAGACCTTTGGTGGTTATGGATTACAAAGTTATGCCAAAAATAAAATATAAGGAGATGTTTTAAATGTGTCCATGTGCCATGAGAGTTACCTATGCCTGGATGTTTGGTGGAAAAACTATGTATCGCGAAGGCTATGAGTGCGTGAAGTACCGCAAGGAATGCAAAGATACGAGAGTTTGCAGATACAACTTCGCAGAAATTTCACCGGCTAATATGGAAAGGAGGGAAGACAAATGATGCCTAAATTTACTATGACTAAAATTGTTAGTGTTCTTTCGATTGCACTTGTTGCTATTGGCTCGGGTATCGGGCAATGGGCAACTATGAAAGAATGGAAAGAAGAAACTGACGAAAAGTCTAAGGAAGAGGACTAAAGTCTTCATCTTATAGGGAAACGGCTCCGTGGAAACACGGGGTCTTTTCTTTTATACGCTAAAATTCCACATCCTTATATGGAGGTGTATAAAAATGTTTGCTTTATTAGACAGATTAGACAGATTCGACGAGTACATTCAATCGAAAGGCAAAGTCGCAAGTTTTATTTGGGATGTGGCTTTAATTACGATTTTTGGGCTCGTTATGGGCTATTTTATGGCAAGCGCATTTTATGGAATCTTAACCACGGGGGTGTAAAAACCCCTTTTGGTTTTGTTTTTCTGGAAAGGAGAAATAAGATGCCGAGAACTCAGGATTTCGAGGTCTTGGATAAATTTGAAAACGAACATTACTTCCTGCCGAGTAAGGATTGGCCGGAATACGAATTTCAGTATCAAAGCACCTGCCGATGGGCCTTGAACCAGATTCGTGAGTACATGGCCCAGAAGGTGAACGAGCACAAATCTATGACTGATATTTTGGAAGAACTTTACTGGATCTTCGATACCGGCATAGCAGAGTGCTGCGAGATGTACGATGAGAAGAATGAAATCAAAGCATGGCAATACCCACCACCGGATCTTGTCTTTAGTGTTGGTAGAGCCATGGTTGAGGAAGTAGCAGGTTTATATTTATGAAAGGAGATTACTTATGAAAATCAAGTATCCAAAAGTCAATGTAAAGCCGTTTGTGAAGGCCTGTAAGGTGGGGCTTACTAAGAATGCGCCTACGATTCTGACCATGACCGGCATTACGGCGATGGCAAGCTCTACCTATTGGGCGGTCAAGGCTACCCCGAAGGCACTGGCTTTGAAAGAAAAGGCCGAGGTTGAGAAAAACAAGAAGGCCGGGACGTTTAAGGGGGATAAAGTCAATGATTGGATCCCGTTGACGAAAGTAGAAATCGTGCAGACCTGCTGGCGCTGTTATGCTCCGGCGTTTATTACCGGCGTGTTGGGCGCTGCCTGCCTGATCGGGGCCAACTCGATGAATCTGCGTAAAAATGCAGCACTGGCAGCAGCTTATGCATTTTCTGAGACCAATTTCAAGGAGTATAGAGAAAAGACACTTGAGGAAGTTGGCGAGAAGAAGGAAGAAAAGATTCGCAATGCTGTGGCTGAGGAGAAAATTACCAAGAATCCTGTAAATACCTCGACGGTGCTTGAGACTGGCAATGGTGATACCCTCTGCTATGATGCGATCTGTGGAAGATATTTTAAGTCGAGTATTGAAAAGCTCAAGAGTGCTCTCAATGAACTCAATATGGAACTGGTTCAGGATGGTTATGTCTCGCTCAACCAGTATTACGATTTGATTGGCCTACCGGATGGGATGCTTGGTGATGACCTTGGCTGGAGTATCAATGACCATCATTCGACTGTACAGTTGGATCTGAGTGCCCAGCTGACCAAAGATGAGGCCCAGACTCCTTGCATGGTTGTGGCCTTTAAGTATGGACCTATCTACAATTACGATGCGTTTTAATCTCACGCGAAATTTGCAAGCCCTTATATGGAACAAGATTCCAAAAATTATATTTTATTAAAGGAGACTTTATCATGGAAAACGAGGAAATTATGATGAACGAGACTACTGAGGCTATGACCGATGTTGAGGAACCCATCACTGAAACCGAAACCAATGAGGAAGAATCGAGCAGCTTTATGCCTGTGGCGTTGTTGATCGCTGGCGGCGTGGCAGCTATTTACGGAGGTGTTACCTTCGCAAAGAAGCATGTCATCCCGCACGTGGTCAATGGCGTGGCAGGCCTGAAGGCTAAGTTCGACCATTCCAAAGGTGAGGCAGTGGAGGCCGAAGCAGAGGAAGTCGATGAGGACACATCTGAAGAGTAATCTGTGAAAGACCTTAAGAAATTTAAGGAATTGTTTGAGCTAAGGCTCTGTGGAAACACAGGGTCTTAGCTTTTTGTTTTTGCTTTGAAAGGAGAAAAAAGCAATGAGTTTCGGTAAGAATTTGTTTGTGTTCGTGTCTGGCGCGGTTGTCGGTGCTGGTGCTTTGGCTGGGTTTGCTGGCTGGAAAATGTATAAGGCACTCAAGAAGAATGATATTTTGTACACGGCGGTTCGTAGTTCTGTGGATGCAGGGGTGAAGGCTGCTTCAAGTGAGTTCAGCGAGCATGGGGCTAAGGCAGTGCTGAATATGGTGTTTGGGTGGCCGGAGAAACATAATAAGATTTCCTATGAGGATCATCACTCTAAGTTTTGGGAGACTTGTGACTTTAACATCAACCAGGTAAGCTTTGACAGTCGGAAAGAGGCCGCAAATGTTCTTCATCGTCTTGCTGATATTCTGGACCAGTATGGAACAGTCACGGTCGCGGATTTCTATGACGAGGCCGGACTCAATGATCATGATCCCTACTATTCTAATAGTCACTATGGATGGAAGGACATTGGCGATGCTTATGTTGTCAAAGTCCGTTCTGGATGGTCTATTTCTCTGCCTGACCCGATTAAACTGGAGTGATTTATGTGATGCGTTATATTTTCAAAGGCCATGTGGTAGACCAATTTGGGGCTATGCTTGACCGGAACTGGAAAGGGGAGACCTTTGCGCCGAGTATGGCAAAGGCGAAGTCGAACCTGAATTACCAGTGGAAGAAACAAAATAACTACCCTCGGGAGACGAAAGTGATTCTCGAGGGTCATTTTACATCCGAAATGGATTTTCTGAAAGGAGTTAGCTGATGGCAGAATACGATATGCCCAATAACAGCCACGCATTTAAAAATGGACAGGTGAAAGAAAAGCCCAAGACCCAGAAGGTGATTGAGGGCACGGCTAAGACCAAGAAAAAGACCAATGCCCGGAAACTGGCTGATATTTTCCTGCCCGAAGATGTTACCAGCGTTAAGGAGTATATCTTCTGGGAGAGAATCGTGCCAGCTGTCAAGGATATTATCCATGATACGGTGGATACTTTCCTGTATGGTGAGTCCCGAAGGCCGAGTTATTCGAGTAGTTCCCGAATCTCGTATTCCGGATATTATTCTGGCAACAATCGTCCGGAGCCTCGAAAGGATGCTGGCCACCCAAGAAACGCCTTTGATTATGATGACATCATCTTCGACAGCCGTATCCAGGGTGAGCAGGTGCTGGATAATCTGATTGATATTTTGGACCAGTACAATATTGTGACTGTTGGAGATCTATACGATTCAGCAGGCATCACGACCACGAACTACATGGTAAACCGTTATGGCTGGGATAACCTGGCGGATTCGAGTGTAGTTCGGGTACGTGAGGGCTATACCCTGAAGCTGCCTAAGGCGAAACCTATTTGAAAGGACTGATATTTTTGGGAATAGATCAATGGCATCAAACTCTACTCGAGGAAGCGACCAGACAGGGCAGAGAACTCGAGGAAGTGACCAAAGAGAGCAAAGAACAGCAGAGAAATATATCCCCATTCGATTATTCAGGGCCTAAATTTACAGATGACGAACTTCGGTTTAGGAATATTACTGAAAAAATGAGGGAAACTTTCCTGAAGAAAAATCATGATTATGGCAATAGTTTTCATGAAACTTGGGATGAGTTTGGCGATAAGGGTATCATTACCGCTCTTACGCAAATTTCTCACAAGTATCATCGACTTATGAATATTGGCCTCGGCACTAAACCTTTGGTCGATGAATCAATCGATGATACGCTACTCGATATGGCAAATTACTGCATTCTTACAATTATGGAGTTGGAAAAAGCTCGTAGCAATGAAAAGGAGAACTAATTATGAAACTTTCTAACATTATGTCCGTTGCTGGCCGCAATTTGTCGGTGGCTAAGTTAAAGATTTCTAAGCACAGCCACGAACTGCTGCTGATTGCTGGTATTGCCGGCGGCGTCACGAGTGCAGTCATGGCCTGCAAAGCTACCACTAAAGTCTCTGAGATCCTGGATAAGACCTCCGAAGATGTTGCCAGCATTCATCAGGTCGAGGCGAATCCTCCGATGGGCTCCGATTATTCTTATGAGGATGCGCAGAAGGATCTCTTCATTACTTATGTGCAGACTGGTGTAAAGCTCGCCAAACTGTACGGTCCGAGCCTTGTCGTTGGTGGTTTGTCCGTGGCGGCAATTCTCGCTTCTAACAACATCCTGCGTAAGCGCAATGTGGCTTTGGCTGCAGCATTCGGCACGGTCTCTAAATCCTTTGAAGAGTATCGCGGCCGTGTGGTGGAGAAGTACGGCAAGGATGTTGATAACCAGCTGCGCATGGGCACCCATGAAGAGGTTGTTCAGGAGACTGTGACCGATGATATGGGTAACGAGAAGCAGGTTTCTAAGACTGTAAAGGTCACGAATCCTCTTGGAAGCCCGTACGCCAAACTGTTCGATGAATGTAATCCTAATTGGGAAAAGAACCCTGATTACAGCCTGATGTTCTTAAAGTCCCGTCAGCAGTTCGCCAATGACAAGTTGCGCAGCCAGGGTTATCTGTTCCTGAATGATGTACTTGACTCTCTTGGCATTCCTCGTTGCAAAGAAGGTCAGATCGTTGGCTGGGTTTTCAAGGGGGATGAAGGCGATAACTTTGTTGACTTTGGTCTGAATGAAGATAACGAGTGGGTCCAGGACTTTATGAACGGTGACGAGCCAAGTGTTTGGCTGGACTTCAATGTACAGGGCAACATTCTGGACCTGATCTGATAATGATATTTGAAGGAGGAATCAGTATGCGGGACATTCTTGGTTATACTTTTGCTACAATCGCCGGTGTTTGCTTTGCCGGAGGTGTTGCGGTCCTTTCCGGCGGAAAGGGGAAGTAAATGGACTATCTCGACAACCTGCTGACCACCCTCGATTATATTCTAAACTCAAAACGCAAGCGCCATATTGTTGGCGGAATCCTTATCAGTATGTCAACCCTATTTGCCGGGTTGGCTGTTACTGTGATGAGCATCAAGGAGGACGATGATGAATAAGGTTTTATATTTTGGCATTATGGCCGGTGCTGCAGCCATCGCCGCTGTGGCTACCTGGGTCTATGCCAAGGATAAGTTTGCAAAGCAGGCCTCGGACGATATTTCCGAGATGAAGGCTTATTATAAAGAAAAGTATGAGTCCCAGCCGGAGGAACCAAAGAAAGAGCAGCCAAAGATCGAGGCTCAGAAGAAGGCAGAGAATCTAAAGACATACCGTCAGATAGCACGGGATAAGTATAAGGCAAATCACGAAGAAGAGGAAGGCAATCCCCATGTGATCACGCCGGAGGAATTTGGCGAGAATAACCACTACGACCGAATCACTCTGACCTATTATTCTGACCACGTGCTGGCAGATGAGAACGATGAGGTCATTCGGGATGTCGAGGAGACGATCGGATTCGGCAGCCTGAATCACTTTGGAGAGTACGAGGCGGGCATCGTGTATGTCCAGAATGATATCCTCAAATGCTATTACGAGATTACTCGTGATCTGCGCAAATACGAGGATGTTGCCGGAGAACTGCCTTACCGTCCGGAGGTAAACTGAACTTATGACGAAAAACGAGACTGACGCCGCCTATTTCGACTGGATGTGCGGTCTTGTAGCGAAAGATTTTAAAGATGGCGGGCGTCAGTATCGTAATTTACTGGAGACGCTGAACCGAATCAACTTCCGCTACTCGATTCCGCTGGATTCCAACCGAGAGGCAGACGGCATTGACCTGCGATACCGTTTCGGCTATGAAAAGAACATCCGAGACTATGTTATTGCAAGATATTTGGATGACCGCCCGTGCAGTGTGCTGGAAATGATGATTGCATTGGCTCAGCGATGTGAAGAGAGCATTATGGATGATCCGGAGGCGGGCAATCGTACCGGCGTTTGGTTCTGGGCTATGATCTCGAATCTCAGCCTTGATTGCATGAGTGATGACGATTTTGATGAGCTCTACGTCGAAGAGCACGTCAGGCATTTTTTGGACCGCCAGTATTCCTATCAGGGAGATGGCGGTCTTTTCTTTGTCCGAAAACCGCCTATGGACATGCGCCGGGTGGAAATCTGGACACAGCTGAACTGGTATCTCAACGAGAACGATTGATATTTGAAAAGGAGAAACCATGGAAGACGAAAAAGCAGTACGTCATATTCTTTCTCTACTTTCTGGACTGCCGGAGGAAGCATCCTATCACGATCATGCGGTAGCAATCATCGGTGATATACATGCGGAGCCTACGGAAGAAGAAATTGAAGCCGCAAAAATTCGGGAACTCGATCTATATATGTTTGCTAATTTTACAGTTTGAAAGGAGACCTCGAAATGAAAATCACTAAAACTTTTGTTATTTCCACCGTGGATGATCTCACGAAGTATGTAGTCCACTCCAATAAAATCCTCGCAAGTGAAATTGCGGGACTTAAGTTTCAGTATGCTTGGATTGCGGTTGCTTTGGGCATTTGTTGGATTTCCAATATTCGAATGAACAACCTTACTGATCGCCGCCTTCTGTTGCTGGAGAGTGATCTTCGTGAGTGCCTGGAAAAACAGTTGAAAGAAGAATCTAAAAATAAGAATAAGGACGAAGAAATGTAATGGTTGACTTTCTCGAAATCGGCCGAGTGAACAAAAAGGGGTATACCGAAATATACCCAAAGTTTGTTCTCAAGCGCCGTTCTGAAGATTTGATGATTCGGGGCGGAGACTTTTACGCGATTTGGCTCGAAGATCGAGGGCTGTGGAGTACGGATGAGATGGACCTGACGTACCTTGTGGATCAGGAACTAAGCAGGGTGAGCCAGGAAATTCGGGATAAAGGAAATGTCGTAAAAACACTGTACATGTGGGATGCAGAATCTGGCATGATCGACCAATGGCACAAATTCTGCCAGCGGCAATGCCGAGACAACTTCCACATGCTGGACGAAAAATTGATATTTTCCAATCAGGAACTTAAAAAGACGGATTACGCCTCAAAGCGTCTGAACTATCCGCTGGAAGAAGGGAATACACCTGGGTGGGATAAGCTCATGAGTGTATTATATTCTCCGGCGGAGAGGCACAAGATCGAGTGGGCGATTGGATCGATCATTACCGGCGACTCGAAGGATCTGCAGAAGTTTATGGTTCTGTATGGTCCACCGGGCAGCGGTAAATCGACTGTGCTCAACATTATCCAGCAGCTTTTTGATGGATATTACTCGGTCTTCGATGCTAAGGCGCTAGGCAATCCGTCAAACTCGTTCGCACTTGAGTCCTTTAAGACAAATCCGTTGGTAGCCATTCAGCACGATGGCGATTTGTCTCGAATTGAGGATAACACTCGCCTGAACAGTCTTGTCTCTCACGAGTTGATGACCGTAAACGAAAAGTTCCGCTCTGCCTATGCCAATCGGTTTAAAGCATTCCTATTTATGGGTACGAATAAGCCGGTAAAGATCTCGGATGCAAGGTCCGGTATCCTGCGCCGACTTATTGATGTAGAGCCCACTGGAGATAAACTTTCCGGCAAAGAATACCGCCATGCCATGAAGCAGATTCCGTTTGAGCTTGGAGGGATCGCTTGGCACTGCAAGGAAGTCTACGAGGAGGACCCAGATTATTACGATGACTATGTGCCAACGAATATGATGGGGGCTTCCAATGACTTCTATAACTTCGTATCGGATTCGTACTTGATATTCTCGAAAGAAAACTCCACGACTCTGAAAATTGCCTATGAGATGTACAAAAATTACTGCGACGATGCTAAAGTAACCTACCCCTACAACAAACGACTCTTTAAAGAGGAACTGAAGGCTTACTTTACTGTCTTCGAGGAAAAGCATGTGGATCCTGATGGCAATACGATTCGTGGATGGTACGAAGGGTTTGATCTCAATAAATTTGATGGCAGCAGTGAGAAAAAGCCGGTTGAAGAGCCCAAAGAGGAACCGGTTCCTGCCATTGAGTTTAAAGAGCAGCACTCAGTCTTTGATGATATTTGTGCTGATTGTCCAGCCCAGTATGCCAAAGAAGATGAGACCCCTAAGTGGAAGTGGGAAGGGGTCAAGACGAAGCTCAAGGACCTTGATACCCACAAGGTCCACTATGTAAAAGTACCTGAAAACCATATCGTAATCGATTTTGATTTGAAAGGAGGAGACGGATTTAAGTCGTTTGAGCGCAATCTGGAGGCTGCTGCAAAGTGGCCCAAGACATACGCAGAGCTTTCCAAATCCGGAAAAGGCATTCATCTGCATTATTTATATTCCGGCGATGTTACAAAACTCATGAGAATTTATGAGGAAGACATCGAAGTGAAAGTCTTTACAGGAAAAAGCAGCCTGAGAAGAAAATTGACCCTTTGTAATGACCTCCCGATTGCAACGATCAGCTCGGGACTACCTTTGAAAGGAGAAAGCAAAGTGGTTAATTTTGAAGCTGTGAAAAATGAGAAAGCCATTCGAACGATCATTCGTAGAAATTTAAATAAAGAGTATCACAACAATACGCGCTGCTCGATGGATTTCATCAAGAAAACGCTGGACGATGCCTACAATGCAAACGTTAAGTATGATGTGCGGGACATGTACAATGATATTTTGGTGTTTGCCATGAACTCGACACACCAGTCAGAGTATTGCATGAATCTGTTGCCAAAACTGCACTTCTGTAGCGATGAGGCTTCTACTCCGGTTGCCAATGATGAGGCGCCCATCGCATTCTATGACTGCGAGGTGTTCCCGAATCTCTTCTTAGTCAACTGGAAGGTTGCAGGCGAGGGAAAGACTGTTGGCCGCATGGTGAATCCTACTGCACAGGATATGGAAAACTTGATGAAATATCGTCTGATTGGCTTTAACTGCCGCAAGTACGATAATCACATGATCTATGCCCGAATGCTTGGATATTCTAACGAGCAACTGTACGATCTCTCGCAACGCATCATTGCCGGTGATAAGAATGCCTTCTTTGGGGAGGCGTACAATATCTCCTACACTGATATTTACGACTTCTCGAATAAAAAGCAAAGTCTCAAAAAATTTGAGATCGAGCTGGGCATCCATCACCAGGAATTGGGCTTGCCTTGGGATAAGCCGGTCCCGGAAGAACTTTGGGGCAAGGTGGCTGAATATTGTGATAATGATGTTATTGCAACAGAGGCTGTCTTTAATGCCCGTAAGGCTGACTGGGTGGCACGGCAGATCCTGGCGAGTTTGTCTGGCCTGACGGTCAATGATACGACCAACCAGCACACCACCAGAATTATATTTGGTGGAGAGAAAAATCCGCAGTGGCAGTTCAATTATCGCGAACTGTGGAAACCTGTGCCTTATACCAAATATGAAGAGCTGCGTGAGAAACTGGGTGCCGACTATGATTTCTGTGTCTGGAATGAAAAGGGCGAGCCGCAGTATCGAAGCTATGTGCCTGGCGAGGAACTGCCAATTGGTTGGAGCATCATGCCATTCTTCCCGAACTATGTCTGGACTGGAATTAAGTCATACTGGTGCACTGATATTCTGGATGCTGAGCGCTGCCGAGCCAATCCCGAGTATCTTTATGAGCTTTTGGACCGGCAAAAAGATGAAGACGAGCGAGCCAAGAAAGTAAATGAGGCACCTGTTGTTATCATCGAGGAAGTTGGCGAGGGCGGTTATGTCTATTCGGAGCCTGGCATGTATGGCAAGGTGGGGCTGGATGATATTGCTTCGATGCACCCTTCCAGCCTCATTGCAGAGCGGCATTTCGGCCCTTATACGAAGAATTTTGCTGACCTTAAGACTGCTCGTGTGGACATCAAACATCACGATGTAGAGGCTCTGAGGGGCATTCTGGACAGCAAATTGGTGCCGTTTGCTGAAGCGATTGCTGCCGGTAAGGCTGAGTATGATTGGGACGATCTGGCGTTTGCGCTGAAAATTGCAATCAACTCGGTGTATGGACTGACTTCGGCCAAATTCAGTAACGCCTTCAGAGATCCGCGTAATAACGACAATATTGTTGCGAAGCGTGGGGCTCTCTTTATGGAAACCCTCAAACGAGAAGTGCAGAAGAAAGGCTTTATCGTGGCACACATCAAGACCGATTCCATCAAAGTGCCAGATGTCACGGATGATATTCTCGACTTTATCGACAAGTACGGCCGGGAATATGGATACGTCTTTGAGCATGAGGCCACTTACGACCGCATCTGCCTGGTGAATGATGCCGTGTACATTGCCAAATACAATGAGCAGGGTATTATCAACAAGGGCGGAAAACATGCCAATGAATGGACAGCTACTGGTACACAGTTCCAGATTCCGTATGTATTCAAATCGCTGTTCAGCAAAGAGCCTATCAAGTTTGAGGACATGTGCGAGACTAAGCAGGTAACTTCGGCTTTATATTTGGATATGAACGAAGGGCTGCTTGAGGATCAGCACGACTACAAATTCGTGGGTAAGGTTGGCTTGTTCTGCCCTGTGAAGCCTGGCTGTGGTGGTGGTATTCTGGTACGTGAGTCTGACGATAAGAAGACCGGCGGGAAAAAATACTCGGCCGCTACAGGCTCTAAAGGCTATCGCTGGATGGAAGCTGAGATGGTAAAGAAACTTGAGAAAGAGGATTGCATCGATAAATCGTATTATCAGAAGATGTGCGATACGGCGGTGCATGATATTTCCGAGTTTGGCGACTTCGAGTGGTTTGTCTCGGATGAGCCATATATTGGGTGCAGCTATGATGAGCATGGAGCTCCTATTTATGATGATGTTCCATTCTGACGCGAATTTTACAGGCTCTCATATGGAGAAATCCAATAATTTAACTGGAGGTTTGTGAAATGAATAAACTTTTGAAGGTTGCTTTGATTGGCGGAGGGGCAATGGTACTCTCGCAAGTCTGGTTCGATCTCGGAAAGATCCGTATCATTCAGACTCTGAAAGGTATTTCGCCTGAAGTGTATGATTCAATCATGGAGACGTTGGCAGACATGCTTGAACACGATAAACTCAATGCCATTGATAAGGCTCGAATCAACTTTATATTTCATCTTTCATCAAGCAATTGTCTAATTAGAAAAACGGATTAAACTCAAAGGCTACGGCCCTATGGGAACATGGGGTCTTAGCCTTTTACTTTTGAATGGAGTGATATTTTCTGAAAGCAAAAGACTATTTTAAGAAGTACCTCGACACATACAAGCATCGTGAGTATTACGGCTTTACGGACAAGGAAGTTGGGGCACTGATCCGTAAGGAGTTTGTCAAGGAGACGAATGAGCTGATCGACCTGCGAAAAATCAAGTCGAACTGGCAGCTCGTGACGATCCTTGGCGAACAAAACGACAAATGGAATGCCTTGGCAAAGATCTTTAAAAACAACCTGGGGTCGAGCCCTATCAACAAAAACGAGTTTCGTCGCAGAATCGTGCCGGAGGAGTGGCCCTCGGTAAAAGAGCCTGCCGGTGACTGCGACAATGATATTTGAAAAGGAGAAAACTGTAATGGCCGAACGTATGAATAAACTGGTGATCGACAATGCACGTCTGATCTTCAAGAATTTCTCGGGAAAGGGAGATAACTACAATCGTGAGGGAGACCGCAATTTTGCTGTGATTATCGACGATCCCAATGCCGCTGAAGATCTGGCCGATGCTGGCTGGAATGTGCGTCCGCTGGTATCCAAAGACCCGGATGAGGAACCTACACATTATATTAAGGTAAAGGTCAGCTTCAAGGTTCGTGCTCCGAAGGTTCGTCTGCTGTCCAATCATAAGCAGGTCTTCCTCAATGAGAACACGATCTCCAGCCTGGACTTTGCTAAGATCGAAGAGTGTGGTGTTGTCATCAGCCCGTACATGTGGGAAGTTAATGGCAAGAGGGGCATCTCGGCTTACCTTGATTCGATGTATGCAAAGATTGAGGACGATCCGTTTGCCGATAAGTATGCGGACTATACAGATGCGCCGGATGACTGTTCCAACGACTTCCCGTTCTGATTGATATTTTGGGGTGCCTGATTTAAGAAGGTTAAACGGCGTATTACGGTACGGCCCCGATGAAAGGAGAGAAATGATGGCTGCATTTATGAAAGGTGACCGGGTTGCTATTATAGATCGGGTGTCGCCATTTTGTATGAAAAGTGGACGTATCTCTGATATCCAATTCACAAGCAACAACGACCTTTTCTATAAAATCAACATTGACCATATCAACAATTCAGTTTGGGTCTATGAGCACAGCATTCTTCGGCTGATGGAACCTGAGCAAGAACTTTGGAAATTCTTTATTTATCAGAATCGGCCGATTGTTGCGTACACTATGGCTGAAGAATTTGCCGGTGAAGAGTGGGCCACAGTGCTTAGCATTGCCAATGATAAGGGCATCCCTATCGCTGATATTTCCATTCGACTTGGCACTATGAACGAAATCACTTGGTGGAAAGGAGATACAAATGAAGAAGTTCACTCTGAAGGACGTTCTGACAGCAGCTTGCACTTGGACACCTCCGGAGAAAAGAAATGAGCCAATAAAACAGAGTAAAGAATCTCCGAAAAAGAAGCAACCTATTAAAAAGGAAGCGACGAAAGACTATTCACAGTTGTTCATCAAAGACTTCATGGAACTGGCCCGCACTCGCAGCAAATGGACGGTTTGGGATGACTTTATTACGATGTTCGCATGTTCAATATCAAATGCAGTGGATAAGTCGGATATTCATTGGGACGCGAGAGAGAAAATGTATCTTTCTATCGTCAAAAAATACAAAAAGAGCGAGATGGATATCTTTCCTCGTCTGGCTGCTTATGTCGTCGGAGCACTTGATGAAAACCAGGAGCAAGATTTCCTCGGCAAACTTTTCATGAATTTGGATTTGAGTAATGAACATAACGGACAATTCTTCACGCCGTACCATGTTTGTGACTTTATGGCTAAAATCACTTGTGACGTAGATTCAATACCCAAAACGGGGCCTATAACTATCAATGATCCAGCGTGCGGGGCAGGGGCCACGTTGATTGCTGCTGCTAATGAGTTGCGAAAGATTTATGAAAAGCGAGGCCTCAACTTCCAAAATTATGTTTTAGCTGTGGCGCAGGATATTGACCAAAATGTAGGGCTCATGTGTTATATCCAGCTATCCCTTTTGGGGCTTGCGGGGTTCGTAAAAATCGGAGATAGCCTTTCTGACCCGATTAGAAATGGCGATGATCTTTCCAATTATTGGTTTACACCGATGTATTATTCTGAAATCTGGACTTACAGGCGAATGTTTAACTATTTGAAAGGAGACACAAATGAGGAAGTTTGAACCTGGTAATGTTTATTCTACCCCTGGTGTGAATGCAAAGCTCGAGGATCCTGGATTTGCACAGTTTATGATTGTCTCTTTAAACCGTCATATCAACGGTGATTGAGGTAATATGTGCGATGAGGATAAGGCCGCCAACGAGGAAGCACTTGTGGATGGGATGCAGCTGATGAGTGCATACAAGCGCAAGGACCATCCTGATGACACGATTTGGATCATTACGGAGGCGGATCGGAGTGCCACTACGATTTTGCTGCCGGACGAGTATTGATATTTTGGAGGAACTAATTATGTTAGCTTTTATTGGAATCATTGCCTTTATCGGGGCTGTTGTATTGTTAGTGTCGAGTGCCTTGAGCATTATCAGCTTGGGAATTGCCATTATCATTAAAGTGGCAGCTGCGATTATTGGGATTGGCTGCGGCATTTTGCTTTTGCTGTTTGCGATCTTTTTGATCGAGGAGATGATGGACTTATGACTTTGTTACAGATTTTGGGATTGATTTTATTGCTCCTTCCAGTTGTTAGCATGGTGATTCTATGCTTTATTGTCGAATGGCGAGGGACTCTCTTTGCCCTGGCTATGGTGGGGATGATGTTCCTTGGGGCATTCTTATTAAGAGGCAAATTATGATGAAACTCTATGACTTCCAGCTCGAAGCGATTAAAAAGATGAAGCGGGGCTGCATTCTTTGCGGAGATGTTGGAAGTGGGAAGTCGATTACTTCTCTTGGATATTACTACCTACGAAACGGAGGCGACATTGAAAGCTTAAAAGGCGGGGATTATGTACCTATGGACGACCCGCCGAAGGATCTTTATATTATCACAACGGCCCGAAAGCGCGATACTCTCGAATGGGAGAAAGAGCTCGGGCCGTTTCTTATGTCTACGCATAAGGATTGTGATATTTACAGGCACAACGTTGTGGTGGACTCGTGGAACAACATCAAAAAGTATGTTGGAGTGTACGGTGCGTTCTTTATATTTGATGAACAGCGTGTAGTAGGGTCTGGAAGCTGGGTAAAGGCGTTTTACAAAATTACTCGTAAGAATGAGTGGATTTTGCTGTCGGCTACCCCCGGAGATACCTGGAGTGATTATATTCCAGTCTTTGTGGCAAATGGGTTCTACAAAAACAAGACGGAATTTCTACGTAGACACGCCATTTATTCTCGGTATTGCAAGTCATTTCCAAAAATCGAACGGTTTGTGGATACAGGACATCTCTGCAGACTGCGCAATGATATTTTGGTGCCGATGGATTTCAAGCGAGATACCGTGCAACATCATGAGTATCTGGTGGCAGAGTTTGATCGTGAAGGAACGAAGCGGCTTTTCAGAACTCGTTGGAATCCGTGGAAGAATGAACCAATTGAGAATGCTTCAGAGCTTTATTACTGTGCCAGGAAGATTGCGAACTCTGATATTTCCAGGCAGACGCTAGTTTTGGAAGTGTTTGAGGATCATCCGAGATTGATCATTTTCTATAACTTTGATTATGAGCTTGATATTTTGAAAGGGATGAAATTTGGTGAAGGTGTTGCCGTGGCAGAATGGAATGGGCATAGGCATGACCCTATACCGCAAACCGATTCCTGGGTGTACCTTGTGCAATACACTGCGGGGGCAGAAGGATGGAATTGTATCACAACTGACACGATTCTGTTTTACTCCCGAAACTACTCGTACAAAATCTCAAAACAGTCAGAAGGGCGCATTGACCGACTGAATACACCTTATAAGGATCTATATTACTACCATCTCACTTCTAAATCTTTCATTGACCTGCGGATTGCCAAGGCCTATGAAGAGAAGCGGGATTTTAATGCAAATCGAGATTTCAAACGTCACTATGGTGATTTCTGAAAGGAGAAATTCAGATGAAATTCTTAATTACTCGAGCATCAGATGGCTTAAAGCCCACCCAACCACCATGCGAAGGTGCTAGAAAACTTACAAATGGCGAGTTTGGGATTAAATTAAACAGCCTTGAGGAACTTATGGCTCTTGCTGAAGACATTAAATGCCCTATCATTATTTATCCTGTTTATGACTCGTCAGAAGATGGATGCAAATGTTCAAGCATTTATGTTCCGTCGGATAAATCACCATTGCCCGCAATCCAAATCTACGACGATGATATCGAGTGAGGCTACGTAATGGGATACAAGGCTCGTGATCATCAGGAAAGACGGTGTATGGATTGCCTGTTTATGCAGAGAAGAAAAAAGTGGAGTCCTTCGCAAAATCGATATTCCTATGGATTCTTTTGCGACCATGCAAATAAAGAAATCCATGAAATTAAAAATGAAGATTGCTGGGTGCTTAGCGATGAGTACCCATATGGAAAATTGGAGGTTAAGTAAAATGAGTGTTTTTGCTTTTGTTGGCGGTATTATTCTCGGTACTATATTTGGCGTAACTACGTTATATTATACGTCTATGAAGGAAGACGAACAAGCAATCGAAGCTGTTCGCAGAGATGCTGCTACTTGGGAAGGCCAGGCGCGGCACTGGGAAGCCGAAGCAATTCGTGCAAAAGACAATGAGCGAATTGCACGAAAGATGCAGCAGTATTGGCGGGCCCGGTGCATGAATGAACATTTTGAATTCAATGCAGCATGCGATGGCGATGGGCATTATCCTACCGATAACGATGCTCCTACTCGTGAGGAGAAGCTGGTCAGCGATATTATGGATGCTATTGCCGTAAGTTCGGTTACCGACGAGCAAAAGAAAGATGAGGCGATTCCGGCATGAATAGGTCGATGATACTGGTGGGATTGGATGAACTCCAAAAAGCTTACTACGATTGCAGAACCATTGCGTACGAGGCTGACAACATCCGGACCATGGTTACCAAATGCCTGAACGGTGACTGTACACCTTCGGAGATGCGGGCATCCATGGATATTTTAAAGGCCAAAATTGGAAAAACAAAGCGATTGCATGAGCGAATGGCCAAGGCTTATTCAATCATTGAGCATGCGCTTGACGCTACGAAAGGAGATATTTGAATGAAAAAAGTAGTAGCAATTATCCTGTCAGGTTTTCTGGCGGTAAGCCTCAGTGCCTGCAATATGCAGCTTGTGGATATGACATACAATTATACCTATGGTTATGTGGAACTCCCCAACGGTGAGTGTGTCGAGGGAACCGTGGATTCCTGGACAGACTACGATGACAGTGACCAGATTCAGGTAAAAATTGATGGTGTCACTTATTTCACCGATACGACCCGCGTGGTTCTCACGACAAAGAAGTAAAGGAGTACGCGATGACAAAATTGTATCGATTCATCATTGAGTACTGTGTGCCTTGGGATGAATCTCCGAACTGCCAACGGATATTTGGTTGCAATGCTCCGACTTTCGACGATGCAATAAAACGTCTAAAAAGTGACTGGCCTGATGCCATTATCAATTCTATTACAAATACAGGGGAGGTTCGCTTCGTATGAATAATCGTAGAAAAGAAGTCTTTTTCGATATGTACTGCAAGACCTGCAAGTACTACAAGCAGGCGTCGTATCTGCATCCGTGCAATGACTGTCTGAATACACCTTACAACGAGGACAGTCATAAACCTGTCAACTGGAAGGAGGCTGAGTTCAATGGCAAAAAGCAGTAAGTGTCAGGAGTTCTTCCCGGCGTGTCTTTGCAATTTGTGTAAGAAGCGAGACACTAAGAAAGGTTGCTGCATTGCACATCGGCGTACTTGTCAGCCAATAAACAACGACCCTTACTTAAATCACTGTGAGGACTTCGTTAAGAAAGCAGAGGACAAGAAATGAATCGAGAAGAATTTAAAGAAAAATGCAGATCCCACCCCGGATGGACAAAGATACAATCGAGAACATCCAGAGGCTGCATGTTGCATGCACAGATGAGAGTGAAATCTACATTGTGGCTATGGAAGAAATGGCGGAGCTTCAGAAAGAAATTTCCAAAGAACTGCGCGGACAAGGGGAGCGGAATGGCATTCTGGAAGAACTGGCCGATGTCATGATCGTCTGTGGAAACATTGGACGTCTTCAAGGATTCACAGAGAATGAACTTGCACGTGCGGTGGAAATCAAGGCGGAACGGATTCTCAAAAATATTGTAGAAAAGGAGAACGGCAATGAAGGCAAATGCAAAGTGGATTCCGATTGCCCTCACAGCGGCATCGGCTGTAGGAGTTGTGGCAACAGCAGTTCTTACGGCGAAGTGTGCCACGAAAGCGGAGAAAATACTGGCTGGACGCCGGGAAAATGACGGCAACACAAAAGAAACCGTAATTGATATTTGCCGTTGTTATGCCCCTGCCATAGCATGTGGGACGGCCACTGTAGTGTGTATCGTGTCGAACGGAGTTCTTACTTACAAACAGCAAAAAGCCCTCACAGGGGCCTGTATGCTCGCCAGAGAGAGCCTTGGACGGTACCAGTCAAAGGTTAAGGAACTCTACGGTCCCGAAACTCACCAGCACGTCATCGATGAGCTATGCAAAGAGGATTTGGATGAGGTCCGCGTGACTTCTTCCGGATTTTTTGGCAGCGAGACGTTGGATTTCGAGGGCGTATCCGAGGACGAACCAATTCACACGTTCTATGATGAGTTCTCCAATAGATATTTCGACTCGACCATTGAGCATGTCTTGCAGGCGGAGTATCACCTGAATCGCAACTGGGCTCTTGGTGATGCCGTTACAGTCAATGACTTTTATGAATTTCTTGGTCTGTGCGGTCTCGCGGATGGCGACAATATGGGGTGGGACTGGGAGATGGGTATTTCCTGGCTCGACTTCAACCATCGAGTTATTCATAAAAACGGAGAAAAAGTTTTGGTAATCGAGATGGTGTTTACGCCGGACAAAGTGGAGGTGTGATATTTGTACGATGATGAAATGCTCGTAATTCAGGTGGATATTCGTTTAAAACCGGACAAAATGGAAGAATTTTGTAGAGATGTTATAAGACAGAAAAAAGATGGAGTTATCGTACTACCGTCTTACTGCCATGTTCTGCGTGCTCCGAAAGATATGGAAATTGGATTTGACTCCAATTAAAAGCACGAGATAAGGAACAATAAATGAATGCCTGGCGGAACCGTATAACATGGACAGCCACAAACCTGTGAACTTTAAGGAGAATAAGTGATGGAATTTGGTAATGTGTATGAAGTGCTTCAGACTGGCGACATTGTAAAGGTCAAAGATATGGCATCGATCTATTGTGGCCATATCGGAGTAATTGTCAGTATTGACAACCCGGGATGCTATGTCGACCCTATTTATACAGTTAGATTTGATGAACCCTATAAAACCCAATTTTTTAATGCAAAAGACCTTGTAAAGGTAGGACATGTTGTCCATGAAGACGAAATCACAATGGGGCTCCGAAGCGGTAAAACCTATTTGACCCAGATTGGAAGATGCAAAAATAAAGATAACGGCTTTGACAGTATCATTTATCAAATGGAGAAAAAGAGAAAATTCGCGGAAAGAGGTACTGATGAAATGAAAAATGTCGATGTTAAGAAAATTATCTTTAGCGGCCCTAAGACGATTGTGCTGTGGAATGATGGGACAAAAACCATCGTATCCATGAGCAAAGACGAATTGAGATTCGATCCGGAAGCCGCTTTCTGTGCTGCTTACACGAAGAAGATGTTTGGAACGAACAGTAGAATTAAACGTATTATCAAAGAAAAGTCAAACATTGAGCAGCACCAGAGAATTGTTGAAGAAAAGCTAAAAGAAGAACTAGCAAAGATCAGTCAAGACTATGACAAGTTTATGAGAGAACTATGCCCCTGGCTTTACACCGGAGAGAAACTCACAGACGTCGATTCTGCTTGCGCAAATGCGATTAGTGAGTTCTATAAAAAAGAATTCATCAAGGGAAAAGATGATGAGTGTCTAGGTAAATCCTGCCCTTTAGGCGATCTAGAAAATGCAAACGAAGATATGGAGGAGAAAGATGGCAACAACTAGTTTCACGATCAGACCTGAGAGACGGCTTTGCATGGTAAATGGCGAGTATGGATATTTCCATTGCTGGGAGCATTATATGGAGCCTTTGCCTCCTACCACTACTATGGGCGGACATAGAGGAGGACAGTATTCTTGTGTTCGCGGGGTAGTTGAGACTGAAAGCGGAATGAGGCTCGTACATCCTGGGGCAATTCAGTTTGTTGATGAGGAAAATCATGAGCTTCACTGGATGAATGAGCATGAGAGAAAGAGAAAGGAGAATAATCATGCTGAGAATTGAAAACGCCGAGGTCGTTGGTTTGGAACATGCAATTCGTGGGATGCGGAACCCGATGAACTCATGGGAGAAGAGTGATTCGGAATTTATTACTGCGGATGGTGATCACCATGATATTACAGGCAATTCCGGTCCATGGTACGGAGAAGATGGTTGGAGTGAAAACCTTATTGGCCCAAATGACCAAAAACTCATGACTCAGCTCGCCAAGGCCGGCACAGACCATCGGAAATTCATGCGGATGATTACCGTCTATCTTGATATTACGGCGCCGCTGTATTGGTGGAAGGAGTTCGATACATACAAGGTTGGTACGGTAGCCAATTCGTGCAGTACGATGCACAAGATCACAGCAAAGGAGTTTGACGTAAACGACTTTAGCCATGAGCACATTGAAGAGCTTGACGGTGATGAATACAGTATGTCCTATGATTGGCTTCTTCGGACTGTGGATATTCTGAATTACTACCGTAAGAAGTATAATACCGCTTCTGAGAAGCTAAAAAGGGATATTACAAATGCAGAAAGAAAGCACGTACTTGCTCAGCAAAAGCTTTTCTGGTGGCAGATGATTCAGCTTCTCCCGTCAAGCTACAACCAGAAGCGTACCGTCATGCTGAACTACGAGGTGCTGGCGAACATTTACAAATCGCGGCGTAATCACAAGCTGGACGAGTGGCATACACTCTGCGACTGGATTGAAACGCTGCCGTTGAGTGAAATTATTATGGGGGAGGAAAAATAATGACTGTACGTGAATTTATGGAGATGTGTGCATCCGATGTTTTCATTGCAATTAGGCATCCAAGATATGATGAAGATGGAAATTTCATGGAATATTATGCAGATCCTAACCATTGGTACAATGATGAACTCGGCCTAAAAATTCCGGATAAGGATCTTAATAGAAAAATTGTAGGAATCAGACTGGAAGCTGTGCCTGGATGTCGCACTGGAATTGTCCTGGACACTGTGAAAGGAAACTCAAATGGCTAAAATGATGAGAATTAAGCTGCAAATTGATTCTATCCTTAATAAGTTCTGTTTCTCCGAAAGCCATGACTTTCGATGCAATGTGTGCATATTCAAGAATTTGAAAAAGTGCCCTGTTGCTGAAATTGAAAAGCTGTTATTTGAAAGGAAACACAAATGATTAAAGTGGGAAAACTCTTTGTCTGTGACCGCTGCGGAGGTACCGGATTTTCGGAATACAATGTGCCTATACAGCGAAATGGTTTGATTGATCCATACGATAACCATTACAAAAAGCTCGAAGGCTGGGAGATCTGGGAAGGGAAGAACCTGTGCCCGGATTGTGCCAAAGAGTATCATATACGCCTCAGAGGTTTTTGGAAGGAGGAAACAAAGTGAAGCTTACATTCAGTCAGTTTGTTGATATTTGCCCTCAGGGGTATAGCGATTGGGCTGTTGGAATGTTTGAGGATCTCGGAGTCACTATGTACGGTACAGCATATGTAATGTATTCTCGCCTGACTGAAGAGCAAAAATCGGAACTCAAAAAGTATGAGAACGTACGGCTGACAGTAAGCTGGAAACCGTATGCACCTGAAATAAGACATGATGTTGTCTTTATTGGAGATCGCATGAAAGGAGAATGATATTTATGCCTTTGGATGAGGAAGTTAAGAAGATTATTGATGAGGCGGAGACAAAATGCCCTATTTGTGGACAGAAAGTCGTAGCCGAAATCAAGGGTGATACAAAGCATGGATGGTACCTGTGCCGTAAATGTGTGTTTTGCGGTTGGGTAAACAACGGATTTAAGTATGCCTAAGGAGGGCTGATTATGAGTGATTTGAAGTTTGACAAGAGAGATCTTGATATGGTTCTTGATTGTCTCAATGACTTGAAGTATGAGGATTGCAAGAAAGCAGTAAGCGAGCCATATTGGGAAGGGCCAAAAGGAACTGCGGAAAGTGTTCATGAACTAATTTCGGGTTACAGCCGAAAAAAGGAACATTATATTGAGCTGTATATGGCAGCAAATCCTAATCAAAAGGATTACTTCCAATGCCCGAAATGTAAGCGGATTCTTAATGTCGATTTGGATTGGAAGTTCAAAGACGAATACAAATTAGGTCATTGCATATTTGTAGGCGGTGAACCTGGCAAGCGCGAAGAGGTTTTCTACTGTGAAGACTGCGGTTGGACCGGGGAAAAAGCGCCGTTTGAGGAGGTGAAAGAAGGTGGAAAGCAAGCAGAATAAAGACCCGAAGGACGTACATCTCTCGCTGAGGATTGGGAAGGACGACCTTCGGAAACTTAAAACAGTGGCATTTTGGAGCAAAAAATCGACTTCGGAGGTCGTTCGAGACACGATTGAATTGGCTTACAAAGTCGAAAAAATGAAGCATCCGGACTGAAAAATGTAGCACAAAATGAGGCATTTTGTAGCACAAAAATAGCGTGTAGCACAAAAAATAAAAATGTGCTACAAAAATAGGGCAAAATGTAGCACAAAATTTTTGAGGGTGCAAAAGGTACCGATTTTATAAGAAAATCATGGAAAACCCTAAAATTATTACAAATATGTCATAAAAACAGGCATTTTGTAGCACAAAAATCGAATGTAGCACAAAAAAATTGCAAAAATTACCCTATTTTATTTATATATATGGATTTATGACAAATATGTAATAAATAGTAATATATAATTAAAAATCCAAAATTTTTTCAAAAATTTGTGCTACATGTGCTACAAAAGTTTTGAAAGGAGATAGACCAGTGAGCCGAGAATCTAATTTGATGAATGGCTACATGCATCAGGTTTATTTATATTTTCCTGATTTGCTGGGCAAGGTTATACACGCCAGAGAGTACGTTCAATTCATGCTCTTGCTTGAGACGAACACCGAGTACGACTATTTCTACAACATCACAAACAACGTCTTGATCCCAATTCCGAAGAGCGATCAAGATTTGGACAAAGAAAGTTTCGCACGGATATTTGGAGTGCTGCTTCGTAGGGCTCTTGAGTGCAGTGGATTAACACAAGAAGAGCTGAGCAAGAAGACTGGCATTCCTCAGGCCCGTATCTCGGATTATCTTTACGGCAAGCATTTTCCGAGTTTTTACCAGATCGATAAAATGGCAAAGGCTATGAACTGCAGTGTGGAGGATTTGCGTTATGTGAAGTAAAAAGTTCACAATTTCCTTGTTGCGGCGGACTAATATTTTGATTATACTGAAAATGTCCGAGGAAACTACACAAGGAGGTTAAGCAATGGGATTGTTCAATAAGAAACGGAAATCAGAAGTTACGGAAGTAGATGTCTACACAGAACATGGTAATGAGGTTCATGTCTTCGATGGGCCAGATGGTAAAGTGGAAGTAAGCAAAGTCCACATGGCTGACTTCCTGCCGACCGGTGACCAGTGGTGCCCGTATTGCCATGTTCAGTGTGAAGAGCGTGATGGCGGAGAATGGTTTGAATGCCCAAGCTGCGGTTACAGTATTACTGCCGAGGATGCGGAACTGTTTGGTGGCCATCCGACTAAGGCATCTAGTTACGATTGATGATTACTGCTGAAATATTGATATTTTCCCTATGGCCTGTGCAGAAGTGCATGAGCCTTTTGTTTTACCCTGATTTCGGTCTGGGGTTCGCGAAAAAAACATGGTGTATTATGAGAGAGATAATATGTCCCGTTTTTAATTGTTTTTGGCAGTTTTCAAGGCATATTATCTTTTGTTTTGCAAAGGAGAAGGCCTTATGGCAAAAGAAAGCAAATTTCAGAAGGGTCTCATTGATGATCTGAAGAAACGCTTCCCTGGCTGTATGGTGCTGAAAAATGATGCCAATTATATTCAGGGCATCCCAGATTTGATGGTTTTGTACAAAGACCACTGGGCAGCTCTTGAATGCAAAAAGGCGGAAAATGCGATCCATCAGCCAAATCAGGATTATTACGTTGGGCGAATGGCAGAGATGTCGTTCGCTCGTTTTATTTACCCTGAGAACAAGGAGGATGTTCTGAATGAACTTCAACGATCATTCGAAACTTAGAGGGCAGCATGCCTTTCTGGGTGCCAGTAAGTATCACTGGCTGAACTATGACCCCAACAAGATTGCGGAAGCCTACCGCAACTTTCTTGCCGTGGCGATGGGAACCAGACTGCACGAGTATGCAGCGGAATCCATCGATCTCGGTCAGCGGCTTCCGAAGTCTCACAAAACGTTGAACATGTATGTCAATGACGCGATCGGTTTTAAGCTTAGACCTGAGCAGGTTTTATATTACTCTCCGAACTGCTTTGGTACTGCTGATGCAATTGACCTGCGCGGTGATTTGCTGCGCATCCATGATTTGAAGACCGGCAAGGTTCCGGCACATATTGAGCAGCTGATGATTTATGCAGCATTGTTCTGTCTTGAGTACGGTATCAAGCCGTCGGATATTGATACAGAGCTTCGCATCTATCAGAGCGATGATATTCTCGTGGAGAAGCCAGACTCAAATGATATTCTGGCAATCACCAAGAAGATTATCGAGGCTGATAAAGTCATTGAACAAGTCAAAGAAATGGAGAGTTGAGCTATGTACCAGGATAAACCACCGATCGAAGATGTAATGATCCACTACGGTGTCAGCGTCATGGATGGCGCTCCTGGCCGTGGCTCTGGTCGATACCCCTGGGGGTCCGGCGAGAACCCGAATCAGAGAACTGATACATTTTTGAGCCGGTATCGTGAGTATTCCGGTCAAGGTCTTACAGAGAAAGAGATTGCTGAGAAGATGGGCACTACGACCACCAAACTCCGTGTTCAGCTTTCCTATGCCAAAAGCCAGAAGCGTATGCAGATGGTGGACCAGGCGAAGTCCTTGCGCAAAGAAGGGAAGAGTCTGAATGAAATTGCTGAAATTATGGGCTTTGATAATGATTCTTCGGTACGTTCTTTGCTGAATGAGAATGCAGAGACCCGTATGCGGCAGAGTACGGCTACGGCGGATAAGCTGCGCGAACTGGTCGAAGAGAAAGGTTTCCTGGATGTGGGGCCTGGTGCAGAACGTGAGCTCGGGGTTTCCCGGACTAAGTTCGACCAGGCTCTTTATATTTTGGAGATGGAAGGTTACGACACCTTTAACCGCCGTATTCCGCAGGCTACCAATCCTACACAGAAGACGACTCTTAAGGTGTTGACGCCTCCGGGGACTCAGTACAGCGAGGTTTACGATGCCTCTAAGATCCATTCCGTAGGAGATTATGCAATCTCTTACGACGATGGTGAGACGTTTCATAAGCCGTTTGAGTTCCCCTCGAGCCTTGAGTCTAAGCGGTTGATGATCAATTATGCTGAAGATGGAGGTATCCAGAAAGACGGCGTCATCGAGATTCGGCGGGGTGTGAAAGATCTGGACATGGGCGATCTTCGCTATGGTCAGGCTCGTATCTTGGTTGATGGAACTCATTACCTGAAAGGTATGGCTGTCTATGCGGATGATCTGCCGGATGGTGTGGATGTTCGGTTCAATACAAATAAGACTCAGGGTACACCTCTGGAAAAGGTATTGAAACCCGTTAAAACCACCAAAGATGGCGAGATCGATAGAGACAATCCGTTTGGTTCTCTCATCAAGGAGAAGGGCGGTCAAAGCTATTACATCGGTGACGATGGCAAAGAGCATTTGAGCAAGATTAACTGGCGTGCCGTGGAAGGCGACTGGGGCGAATGGGCCGACAAGGTTCCGTCTCAGTTCCTGGCCAAGCAGCCGATTGCTTTGATCAAGCGTCAGCTCGGCATCTCTATGGAAGATAAGCAGTCGGAATTCGATGAGATCAAATCTCTGACCAATCCGACCGTGAAGCGCAAGCTGCTGGAAGACTTTGCTGATGGCTGTGATAAGAATGCTGTTACCTTGCAGGCAGCTGCACTGCCCCGCCAGAAGTATCAGGTTATTCTTCCCCTCAATTCTGTGAGTGAGAAGGAGATTTATGCACCTAACTACAACGATGGTGAGACTGTTGCCTTGGTACGGTATCCACATGGTGGTCTGTTTGAGATTCCTGTGCTGAAGGTGAACAACAAGAACGCCGAAGGCAAGCGTGTGATCGGCACGAATCCGAAGGATGCGGTTGGCATCAATTCCAAGGTGGCAGAGCAGCTTTCCGGTGCTGACTTTGACGGTGATACTGTCATGGTCATTCCCTTTGGTAAGAACTATAAGATTGCTTCTCAACCCCCTTTGGAGGGGTTAAAGGGATTTGATCCGAAACTGGAATACAAGATTCCAGAAGGAAATCCCAATCATGTCAAGGTGATGACGAAAGCAAATACCCAGAAACAGATGGGCGTTGTCTCGAATCTGATTATGGATATGACCTTGGCAGGCGCAAGCAATGATGAGCTTGCTAGAGCTGTTCGGCATTCTATGGTTGTTATTGATGCGGAGAAGCATAAGCTTGATTGGAAACGCAGTGAATCTGACAATGGTATCGCTGAACTTAAACGTAAGTACCAGGGTCATTACGATGAGAATGGCCAGTACCATGAAGGCAGTGCTACACTGATCACCCGTGCCAAGAGTCAGATCTCTGTGCCAAAGCGACAGGGCAGCGGCGTGATTGATCCAGAAACCGGTAAGAAAACCTACAAGACAGCGGATGATCTCTACTATGAGACCAGCCGTGTAGATAAGAAGACTGGCGAGGTAGTCACCAAACAGAAGATGCGTACGCAGCAGTCTACCAAGATGGCTGAGACCGACGACGCCTATACCCTGGTATCCTACCGCCGTACCAAGGCCGAGCTTGCCTATGCTGAATATGCGAATAAGCTGAAGTCTTTGGCAAATGAAGCTCGTAAAGAGATGAAGGCCACCGGCACCCTGAAGTATAGCCCCGAGGCCAAGAAGGCTTACGAGCCGGAAGTTACCCGTCTCCAGTCCGCCCTGGCCCTTGCCAACTCGAATAAGCCCCGTGAACGTCAGGCACAGGTCCTTGCTAACGCCCGTATCAAGGAGAAGATCGAGGCCGACCCTGACCTTGCCAATGATAAGAAGATGCTCAAGAAGGTATCCCAGCAAGCTATAGTGGCCGCCCGCCAACAGGTGGGGGCTAAGCGCCACCCCATTACCATTAGCGATAAGGAATGGGAAGCCATTCAGGCAGGCGCTATTTCGGACAATGTGCTGTCCCAGATTTTGGATAGCGCTGACATCGATAACTTGCGGCAACGCGCAACGCCTAGAGCGAACAACGAGCTTAGCAATGGTAAGGTTGCATTGATTAAAGCTCGTGCTGCTTCTGGTTATACAAACGCACAGATTGCCGAAAGCCTCGGCATTTCTGCTTCTACTGTGAGTAAATACTTGAACACTTAAGGAGGTGAAGTCTTATGGTTCAGTACATGTTGACCACTTACGATAACCCCTACAATCCGTTCCAGGACTTCTCCAAGTGGTTCTTGTGGGACACGGAAAAAGGGTACAATTCGTGTGCATATCTTGCTCGTGTTGCAGCTGATTCTGATTCTTTTGATGAGAAAGAAGAAAACGCTGCTATTGAGCAGGCAATTGATGAAATCATTTCTGCTGACTTTATGAATGTTTATTGCAAACTTCGTTTTGATGGCGAGAAAACGGATTTTGTTGATGTTAAGAGAGAAAATGTAGTAAATCAAACAGCTTAACCGCACTATAGACATTGTTTAACCATAGGGAGGGGGTCGTGTTTTTAACACCCCCTCCCTACAT